ATAAATTCATAAAAATTTGCTATTTCTTATTAAATGGTTTATATTTGTATATACATATTTGATAAAACAAATATTAAAAACGAGTTCTTTAAAATATTGGAAAAATAAAAATGATTTTGGTGATAAATCCGGGCTTAATCGCTAAGGCATAAATCAAAATCAAAAAATTACTGAAGCATAATTATAATGCTTTGATTAATTGAGATAATTTGACTAAAATTGATTGTTTGAAAGGCGCAAATGGGATCATACCCCATATACCATACTCATGAAAACGTGGTATAAACATTTGTGGATGATGTAACTGATTAAAACAAAAGATTGAATTTGGGTTCGAGCCCCAAAGTACAATTGAAGTACAAGTATTGTGGATGATACTAAACAAGTTAAAGGATGTAAATTAATACGGGAAATGAATAAAGGTTTATTTGAGGGAGCAAATTGTTTAGGAGTCATGACCAAAGACAAATTGAGTAATGCAGAGTCAATCTCGATTTTTAACACCGGTTAAAATCTAATTCATTGAAACGCTAATCGACGCGTGGAATCCAATTAACCATCATTGGACAGTAATTTTTAAAAATATATTTGAGTTATCGGTAGGCAAGTCTCAATAAAAACAAAATGTTGCCTTTCTAACCACCCATTCGTCTAACGGTTAGGACAACAGACCTTCAATCTGTAAATACGAGTTCGATTCTCGTATGGGTGACAAATTATAAATCGGTGCCAGTAATGGTTAAATGCTCGGAGGATAGCTCCAGCCGATTTATTTAAATGTTCTTTGACAAATTGGAATAACTAAAAATTAAATGTTCTTTGAGATTTGGACGCCGGCATAATGCCCCGGCTGAAATGTTCGATGAATATTATAGAGTGCATCTCTATACATTTACCACCGTAGGGGAGCGGCCGTCCCTGTCGCCCTGTCACGGCGAAGATCGCGGGTTCAAATCCCGTCGGTACCGCAAATAATAAGGTCATATGGAGTAGGGGTTATCCTCCGGCACTGTCTATGCTGGGACACGAGTTCGAATCTCGTTATGACCGAAGTAAAAAATGTACCTCAACTTTGATATATAAAATAAAACTAATTTTATATGCCAAGGAAACAGTACACGATTCATTACATTTATAAGATAACAAATCTTATAAATGAAAAATACTATATAGGCATGCATTCTACATTTAACTTAGATGATGGATATATGGGTTCAGGAAAATATTTATGGAATGCAATTCGCAAACATGGCATTGAAAATTTTAAAAAGGAAATTTTAGAGTTTCTTCCTGATAGATGTTCATTGAAGATTAGAGAAAAGGAATTAATTTCATCATTATGGCAAACCGATTGTATGTGTATGAATTTACGACCTGACGGCGAAGGCGGATTTATTTCTGTTGAAAATCAACGAATACGTTCAATTGCCGGTGGATTGGTTCATAAACGTAAAATGGAAACTGATACCGAATATATGAAAGAATGTTCTAATAGAATGCGTAATACTATAGTAAAATTACATAACGAAGGAAAAATAAAAGTACCAGATAAAACTGGAACTAAACATAGTGAAGAAACAAAAGAAAAAATGAGATTATCTGCGTGTGGGAAACACGCAGGTGAAAAAAATTCGCAATTTGGTTTTATGTGGATTCATAACATTTCTTTAAAACAAAACAAAAAAATAAAGAAAGATGAATCAATTCCGGAAGGATGGAATAAAGGAAGAAAAATGAAATTTGAATAAATTGAATAAATTGAATAAAAATTAGTGACCGAATGCTGCCATCAGGACATTCATTAAACAAGGTTCCTGCTGAATTTATTGAATGGGTGTGCGCGGTCCGGTTATTATAGGAGATTAGCTCAGCGGTACAGAGCGGCTGATTTACATTCAGCGGGTCGGGGGGTTCGAATCCCTCATCTCCTACTAAATTAAATGTTAAAATAATATAAAGTTATGGAAACAACAATTACAACAGACGAAATTGAGATTTACGAAGAAATCATGGAAAATTTTCCACGAACATAATACACGGCCCGTTCGTCTATCGGTTAGGACATCAGGTTTTCAACCTGGAAAGGCGAGTTCGATTCTCGCACGGGCTACATTGCATTTAATTGAAGAATTCTGTATTGGACTGTTTCCTTTAACGAGGGTCTTCAATTGATAAAATATAAAAGGTTGAGTTCAGCAAACAATAAAAACTCAAATTTTCATTTTGACAAAAGTTCAACCTGTAATTTGCGGATGTAGCAAAGATGGTCATTGCATGTGCCTGAAGAGCACACCATATCGGTTCGAGTCCGGTCATCCGCACAATTTGGTAGTGCGTTAGTGCTTTTATATATTTTTTGGTAATGCATTGAATATATAAATAAAAACAAATGATAAAAGAAACAAAAATATGTCCCCATTGTGGTAAAGAATTTCCATATAAAGGAATTGCTACACATATATGGCGAATGCATGGTGATGGTCAAAATCATAATCCTAATATAGGTTATGCTAATGGTTCCAGAGAAATTTGGAATAAAGGTTTATCAAAAGAAACAAGCGATGCTGTTGCACAAATGGGTAAAACGTTATCAGCAAAAATTGCAAATGGCGAAATAACGCCATCATTTTTAGGTAAAACTCACACTGCTGAACAACGTAAAAAAACGTCAGAACGAATGAGTTTGCATAATCCTGGTGGGAAATGCAAATGGTTCGAATATGAAAAAGCGAATGGTGATAAAGTAAAGGTACAAGGAACATGGGAACTTCGATTTGCAAAGGTTCTCGATTTAATTGACAATGAATGGATAAAAATAGGTGTAGGAAATTCGACGCATTCATATGAATGGGAAGATGAAAGCGGTATAACACATATGTACACACCAGATTTTTATAGCCCAAAATTAAATAAGTATTTCGAAGTAAAAGGATATTGGTGGGGTGATGATAAAAATAAAATGATTAAAGTTCAGGAACAACATAACCTGAATATTGAAATAATACAAAAAAAGGAATTAGCAATATACGAAAAGCTAATAACATAAATTGGGAAGTTAGCGCAGATGGTCAGTTCGCGCAGGACTGAAAAGCCTGAGATGTGGGTTCAAATCCGTCTCGTTCCACAAGTTTGCAATTGCAAACAAAAATCTCGGAAAGTATTGGTTCGAATCCAATCTGGGCGTAATGGCCTGGTAGTGTAACGGTGAGCACGTCTGACTTGGTCCTGAAGTTTCCAGGGAAATACCGGCAGAGGCCGGTGATGAAAGGTTCGACTCCTTTTAGGACCGCAAATTTTATTGTCGTGTATATCAGTTGGTTAGATTACGAACCTGATAAGTTCGGGGTCACTGGTTCAAGTCCAGTCACGACAACATATAGGCTGTTAGCTCAATTGGTTAGAGCACTTGACTGATACTCAAGAGGTTCTGGGTTCAACTCCCAGGCAGCCTACAAAACGGAAAGATGTTCAGCAACGTTATTCCCGTTCAAGTTTAAACGTTGCAATATTCTCTTATGGTGAAATGGTTATCACGTGGGACTGTTAATCCCTTGTTTCTGGTTCGAGTCCAGGTGAGAGAGCAAATTTGGTAAAGCATATGAATATATAAATTATAAAATAAAAATCATATGCACAACCAAAAAATTAAATGTCCGCATTGTAATAAAGAATATTCAAAACATGGTATAGGAACGCATATTTGGCGCGTTCACGGCGATGGAAAAGAATTTGACCCCAATGAAGGATTTAAAAAAGGAACTAGAAAACAATGGAACAATGGAAAGACAAAAGAAACCGATGAACGAGTTGCGAATAATGGAAATTCATATTCTATTGCACATAAAGAAGGCAGAATAAAAACATGGTGCGAAGGATTAACAAAAGAAACTGACGAACGTATCGCAGCAATATCAAAAGTTGTTGCTGAATCAGTTTTAACTAAAGTAAAAAATGGAACTTGGCATTTATCATTTGCACATTCTAGAATTATTGAATATAATGGAATTAAGTTTCATGGGTCTTGGGAAGTTGCGTACGCAAAATATCTTGACGCAAACAACATTAAATGGCGTAGACCTACTGAACGATTTGAATATTACTTTGAAAATAAGAAACGTCATTATACACCAGATTTTTATTTAATAGATGAAAAAAAGTATATTGAAATAAAAGGATATCCTACTGATAAAGATAGAGCAAAATGGCAAAATTTTCCATTAGATTTACAAATTATATTAGGTAAAGAATTATTTGAAATGAAACTTATTGAACATTATAAAGAAATAAAATAACGGCAATCCTTGGCGTAGGTTCAAGTCCTTCTGGGAGAGCTAGTTACATGGTGTAATGGCAACATGCTTAAAAATTGAATCTGCATAAAGATTCTATTCAGCAACCAATATTTCCCTGTCACGGAAGAGTTTCAGGTTCGATTCCTGATGTAACTACAAATAAAAAATGTGCGCCGCATACGCTCTATTTTCAATATCGAGCGGTGTTCCCATGAGTTTCATTCTATATGAAACTATTGTTGAATCAAATCATGCGCAGGAACGTAACGAAATCTAATAAATTTCGCAATACACGTCTGTGGCCCAATTGGTGGGGCAGCGGTCTCCAAAACCGAAGGTTCCAGGTTCGAGTCCTGGCAGGCGTGCAAAAGGAATGTCAACCTTTTTGAAAAAATGATGTAGGGGGCGCGGCCTGAAAAACGCGCGATATAGGGAGTTAGTTTAAAATGAGGCAAGACGACAGATGCTGAAAGGCTGAAACATTGTTTCTAGCGTAAAACAACAGGCGGCCAAGCCTGTAGATGGTAAAGATTTTGTACATCGTATGGAATTGGGTTCGAATCCCTCACACCCTGCTAAAATATTTAATTATGTCAAATTGGAAATGTAATTTATTAGGACATGATTGGAACACTGAAAATAAATGTAAACATCACTGCAATAGAAAAGGATGTTTAAATGAAAGAGTTCTAATGTATAAAAGATATGGGAAGATTGATGAACCCGCATGTATGTGGGTTGAAATTGATTGGAATAGAATTTTAAGTCCTGGATATTTTATTTAATAAAATTGAAACTATTAAAAAGTTCTGTATATAAATAACAATTAAATTAAAAACAATGACACTCAAGGAAACAATTGCAACTGACCGTATGACGGCAATGAAACAAGGAAATTCTGTTCAAAAAAATGTTTTATCGACATTACTTTCTGAAGTTGATAAAAAATCAAAAGAACCAAAACGTGAATCACCAATTGTTTCAGATACAGAAGTGCAAGTTATTATCAAAAAGTTAATATCATCAAATATTGAATGTAATGTAACTGATGAAAATATATATCTTGAATGTTATTTGCCGAAAATGTTAAACGAATCAGAATTACAAAAAATTATCGAAAAACAAATTAAAGATAATTCATATAGTTCAATGAAAGACATGGGTAAAATAATGTCGTATTTAACATCAAATTATACAGGTCAATACGACGGTAAAGTTGCAAGTGAACTAGTGAAAAAATCTTTTATTTAAAAGAATATATAATACTGATAATACAAAAAAAGTTAAACTAATAAAACATAACAATCTTCGAAAATGAAAACAATCATAACAATAAAACGTAGAACAATAAAACGTATGATGAGAAAGATGATAATCTTCTCAAACCAGGTATGATAATGTTTAAATAAGAATATTCTCAAGGTCCTGGTTTTTAATCAGGACCTTTTTTTGTCCGTTTATTAAAGAAAAAACATATTGCGAGGTAGCTCAGTTGGTAGAGCACGTATTCAAAAAACTGAAATCTGATTAAAGATTTCATACAGCAACAAATACGAAATAGACTCCTAATCTCGTGGTCGTCGGTTCGAGTCCGGCCCTCGCAACAAATTGAAATTGAAAACATATCGCGAGTTGGAGAAGTTAGGTCATCTCACCTGCCTCATAAGCACGGAGTCCCTTAATTAGGGTATACACAGGTTCGAATCCTGTACTCGCTACAAAAATAACATATCGTGGTGTAGGGTATTGGTCCCCTAGCGAGTCTCATAAACTTGCCAATATGCGTTCGATTCGCATCACCGCAACAAAACATAAATGGCGAGGTAGCTCAGTTGGCAGAGCGCGGGTGTCATAAACCTGAGGTCACCAGTTCGAAGCTGGTCCTCGCTACATATAAATTATTAAAAAGTAAATAAAATGAAGAAGCACAAAAAACATAACTGATAAGTAACTTACGGATACGTGACAATCTACGAGTTGCTTTTAATAATAATTGCAATCGTAGCTCAATGGTAGATGTAACTGGCTTTTAACCAGTGGGTTGTGGGTTCGAGTCCCACCGGTTGCACATTTTCACGGTCCGCTAGCTCAGTTGGTTTAGAGCACGATACTTTTAATATCGGGGTCCTGGGTTCAAGTCCCAGGCGGGCCACAAGTTAACGATCCAGTAACTCAGTTGGCAGAGTACGATACTTTTAATATCGGAGTCGCGGGTTCAAGTCCCGCCTGGATCACAACAATAAATGCCTCCGTAGTTCAACGGATAGAACGAGAAACTTCTAATTTCTAAATTCAGGTTCGATTCCTGGTGGGGGTACAATAATTGCAAAATATGCACCTATGATGTAACGGATTAGCATCACTGCCTTCTAAGCAGTTCGTACAGGTTCGAATCCTGTTAGGTGTACAAAATAAATTAGAATTATGAAATTAAATAAAGCAGCACAAGAAAGAATAGAGCATTATCGAAAATTGCTAACAGATAATGGTTACACGCCATGTTTTGATATATCAAGCGTAACATTAAATCCAAATTTGAAAAACGATGAAAATCGAGAAGCAAAAATAATTGAAGATTTAATTTCATTGCAAGAAGCAATTAAAAATAATGATCCTAGTATAAAATTATATTATTCAACAAAAGGAAAATAAATAAACTGGCCCTTGGCGTAGTTGGTTAACGCAAGTTCCTCATAAGAACAAGATCGGGGGTTCGAATCCCTCAGGGCCAACTTAACAATTAAAATAAAGTAAAATTATGGATTCAGACCCCATCAAGAATTTCTTAGTAAATTCATCGGAAACAGGAAAGCATATCGTATTTTCGATACGCACAGGAAAAAAATATTATGTAGAGCCTATCGGTAATGGCCGTTCAGATTGGGGTGACATTGATGTTGCAACAAAAACTGTAACTGGCGATTATGGACAAAAATACACAGGTTCTGTATTAGCAAAAGATTCTGTTATCACTGAAGAAAATGGGTTTAAGAATATTCAATTTGTAGAATCTGGAAGTCCATATCATTTAATTGATGAGATTGATGCAAAATACCCATCATTAAAATGAAACTATTAAAAAATTCTGTATATAAAATAAAATTGAAAAATATTGACGTATACTTCGGTATAAGTACGAGGATTCCAGAGAGTCTAATAATTTTCAATTTTATTTTAATATTTTTGAAACTAATGAATGTTCTTGTATATAATATAAAATTAAAATTGACAAATTATGAAAATCATTGAACGGTACAAAAACTTGAGATTGAAAATAACAAATTTTAAAGTTCGTTATTTTTATCAGCCTTTTGCTGATATCATTTTGATTTATTTAGCAAATGCAAAATCTCAAAGAGAATTTGAAATTGGTTATAACATGGGTTTGGTTCTTGATACGTATTGTTCGTATTTGGGAATCGAATTACAATAAAATTCGTATTGCAGAATCAGATTAAGTTCTGGAGTGCCAAGATAAAGCCTTCAGTCGAAATTGTTGCTTGAGGATCCTAACCCGATCTGAGACTTTCTAGGCTGCGCTAATGTACCGGTGGGTGATTTTGCAATACAAAATATAAGAGAAACAGGGTGCTCTTTACCAGAAATCTGGTGATAAAATTGAGCCTTTCCGTTCTGGATAGATAATCTGTTTCTTTTAACTCTTTAACAAGGTACGGCAAATATCTTGTTAGAAACGTTGAAGTGAACTTTGCCGAGTTCAAACAAACGTTCGACGCATTAGTCTAGGGGTAAGGGCGCAATCGCTGACGGTTGAAACATAGGTTCGAATCCTATATGCGTTACAAATAAACGATGCCGAAGTTGTAGGCCTTTAGAAACAGTTATTGAATTGTGGATTATGTTTGAGTAGTCATCGTTTTTAAAAAATTAAATATAGGTCCAAGCTTTAACATTAGTGGACAACTAGACGGGTGTTATTTTATAACATGTAGTTCTTCGGAACGAGCTTACGCCAGACATCCTATATTTTTAAGATACATTGCGGGATAGAGCAGGGGTAGCTCGCCAGCCTCATAAGCTGGAGGCCGCAGGTTCGAATCCTGCTCCCGCAACAAAAAAGTTGCACGCGTGCAATAATTACATTAGAAGATTTGAACATTATTTATAACAGTTCAACTTAAAGAAGTTAATGTAATTTGAAAATACATTGCGAGATGTTAGCAGTTGGAAGCTAGCTGGGCTCATAACCCAGAGGTCGACGGTTCGAGTCCGTCTCTCGCTACAAGATATTGAAACTATTTAATGTTTCTGTATATAAAATAAAATTGATAATACAAGTTAATTGATTGATATGATCTTTAAAGAAATAAATCCAACGTCACAACACCTTATTCGGGTGTATTCGATTAGCGAAAATATCTCAACTAAAATTTCAAAATTATTCAGGAAAGAAAACTCAGATTCTTGTACCTGCACAAAAATCCTTCCAAATAAACGCGATTATTATTACGGTAAAACCGGCTGGTATCGTGTACCCAATTCGCATGACATGATATATAAATGTCCGTATTGCAATAAACAATACATTTTAATATCTGAAGAACAAACGTACGGAACAAATTCGTACGAATCATCTTTAATTAGTATTCGCGAAATTTCTGTTCAAGAAATTGGTTTGAAAATTAAAAATGCTCACAATAGTTATTTATCGCATTGTCGTGATTATGACCCAAATCGTTATTTTGAATTAACAGGCAGTAATCAACGATATACAGAAGAAGAGGAAACTGAACACATAAATCGAGTAACACAAACAATTATTAATATGAATTTATAATATGAATTTTACAAATTATCTTTCAACATGTTCCGGGTTTGAATATACATTAATTTTTATTGCTATATTCTCCGGTATTATTTTCTTGGCAATGTTTGTTGCAAATTTATTTGGAATCAATAGTGACCACGATACTGATGGTGATTCATTAGATCATAATTTTACTTGGTTTACATATACAAACCTTGTTAAGTTATTACTTGTCACATCGTTATCAACATTGCAATTTCATAATATAGGATTCTCACAAGGAATCTCATTATTATTAGGAACAATCTGTGGCGTACTAACAATTGTTGTATTGGTTTTAACAATGTATGGAATGCGAAAATTTCGACAAGATGGCACACCTGATATAAATACACTTATCGGTAGAGTGGGTACTGTGTATTTAAAAATACCAGAGAATAGCAAAGGAAAAATAAAAATTGATTTTGGCGGTTCTGTAAAAATTCTTGATGCAATATCAAATTGTGGTACAATTGAAACCGGACGGTCAGTAACAGTTTATGAAATCAATGATGGCAACATTATTGTAACTTATCAGTAATTTCTAATCTTAAATATATCTTTAATTTCTAACTTAATCTTAATTACTTATGGTGTACACTTTAATTCTAGTTTGCGTCGCCGCATTGTCGGTATTCGCATTAATCGCAGCAATGGTAAAACGTTATCAACGCTGTCCGTCAGATAAACTTTTGGTTGTTTATGGGAAGACGGGAAAATCTGCATCGGGCGAAACAACAACTGCTCATGTTACACACGGTGGCGGTCAATTTATATGGCCCGTTATTCAGGACTTTGCGTTTCTTGATTTGAAACCTATTGCTCTTGATGTAAATTTAAAAAATGCGTTATCAAAACAAAACATTCGTATTGATGTGCCTTCAACATTTACTGTTGCTATTTCTGCTGAAGACGGTGTTCGACAAAATGCAGCTGAACGATTACTTGGACTTGACCGTGCAACAATTGCATCACTTGCTCAAGATATCATCTTTGGTCAAATGCGTCTTGTTATTGCAACAATGGACATTGAGGAAATCAATTCAGACCGTGATAAATTTTTAACAGCAATTCAAACAAATCTTGAGGATGAGTTACAAAAAATTGGTTTGAAACTTATCAACGTTAACGTAACTGACATCAATGATGAATCGGGATATCTTAATGCTCTTGGTAAAGAAGCTGCTGCTCGTGTTATAAATGAAGCTGCTGTATCTGTTGCAAATAAACAACGTGAAGGAGCAATCGGTGTTGCAACTGCAGAAAAACAAAAACGTACTGAAGTTGCTGCTCTTGAAGCAGATACAGAAATCGGTGAAGCAAATGCTGACCAGGTTCGACGTAAATCAATTGCTGCTGCAACCGCTGCTGCTGAAGTAGGTGAAGCTGAAGCTGCACAATCGAAACGTGTACAAACTGCTGCTGCAAATGCAAAAGCAATTGAAGGAGAAAATACTGCAGCCATTGCAATTGCTAAAACATCTGCTGATAGACAAGTTGCTGAAGCTGAAGCAAACAAAAAGGCAATAACTGCTCAAAAGGTATCAACTGCTGAAGCTCTTAAAGATTCTTACGAAGCAGAACGTCTTGCTGAGGTAAAACGTGCAGAAAAAGATAAAGCAACACAATATGCAAATACTGTTGTTCCTGCTGAAATTGCAAAACAAAAACAAATCGTTGAAGCTGAAGCAACTGCTGATGCAACTCGTAAAATTGCTCAAGGTGAGGCTGATGCTGTATTCCTTAAAATGGAAGCTGAAGCGAAAGGACACCAAGAAATCTTAACAAAACAAGCGGAAGGTTTTGCTAAAATCGTTGCGGCTGCAGGTTCTGCTGAAAAGGCTGCACAATTGATGATTGCTGATAAATTACCTGAAATCATGAGAATTCAAGTGGACGCAATCAAAAATATCAAATTTGATAAAATCACTGTATGGGATTCTGGCAACGGCGGTTCTAACGGCGATTCTAACTCTACTGCAGGTTTCATGAAAAATCTGTTTGCAATGTTACCTCCTATGAAGGACGTATTCAATCAAGTAGGCGCTGAACTACCTGGTTTCATGCAAGGAGCAGGTGAAAAGGCAACAAACGAATCAGTTGCCGCTCATAAAGTGACAAAGGCAATTACTGATAATGCTAAAAAATCGGATAAAACTGATTTATCTGCATAATTGTAATAAATTAATAATCAAAACACTGGAATCGAAAGGTTCCAGTGTTTTTTAGTTTATAATACATTGAATCGAAAATGCCGTAGAATTAATTCTAAAGATAATACGGAAACTCAATAAACTTTATTGTAGTTGTTATTATCATTTATAAAAGTTCATTTAATGCAACATTATGAACTTAAACTATTTGTATGTTATGTATATAACAATAAATTAAATCAGATGGGAATATCATATCACGCATTCGTTATTGACGAAAAAGACAGAGCAAATAAACTTTGTAAACTTGTTGTTGACAATTGGGAACAAACACAAGCTTGGGAAACAATTGCGCATCACGTAACTGTTGGAATGGGTCCTACACCAAATAACTTATTGCCTGACCTTGGCAAGCAATTCGACATTACATTAACACATATAGGTTTGATAAACGGTAGAGTTCTTGCTGTAAAAGTTATTGTAAAAGGATTTGACCAATTTGCAAGTTCAATTGCATTTCCACATATAACGTTAGCAATAAATAGAGCAGACGGAGCAAAACCGTATGATTCAAATAAAATAACTGATTGGACTCAGTTAAAAGAAAAGATTCTTGTAAAAGGAACTTTATGTAATTTAGACAATAATAGTAAAATTGTAAAATAAATAATAAAACTATTGCTATTGCATAAAAAATAGTTTATATTTGTTTCAATTAATATAACTTAAAATAATCATATAAATGAAAGGCAAGGGTATCGTTTTCTAAGTAAATTAAAATAACTTAGAAAACATGAGCAGATCTTACAAAAAAACTCCAATATGCGGTCATGGCGGAGGAAGCGAAAAAAAGGACAAACGAATTAATAATCGAATGTTCAGAAAACAGTCTAAAGTTTCAATTCTTATTGACGACTTTGATTTAATGTTGTTACCAATAAATATGAATGAAGTTCGAAATTTATGGTGCATGCGCAAAGATGGCAAATCTTGGTTCGGATATATGAAATATGAGGATGAAGATATATCTTGGTACAAAAAATTAATGCGTAAATAGCAAACTAATTTAAAGTTCTGTATATAACAATAAATTAAAATTGACAATATGATTTACGACGATTTGGAATTTGATGGAACAAATGATATTCGTATCGACCCATGGAAAATTAGAGAATGTGAAATGCATTCCATACAACATGGCGAAACTATTAGACAGATATCATTATTCTGTAGCAAATACCCAGGTAATACTGATTTGTACGATAGAATAGATAGCATGTTTCAATTTGCTGGACTTTATCCGCATGTAATGAAACGTTTTGATATTTTACCGTATGATAAAGAAACTGCTGAAGCAATAACAGAATCTGGAAGAAAAATGATGGAGGACATTAATACAAAATTAGTATCTGAAAGATTATCGAAAAAATATGAAACAGCAGGCAATTGGATTATAACTGATGAACGTAAAGCGCAATTTCTTAATGAAATTGCAAATGTTGAATATGACGATACTAAAACGTTAAAAGAAATTGCATTAAAAATACTTAATGAAAATATTTCAAAAAATATTTAAAATAAATTGAAACTTTTAAATACTTGTGTATATAATTATTACAAATCAAAATTAACAATTAAAATTTATAAAAATGGCTGAAATTATTGACAACGTTGAAGTTGATGAAACTGTAAAATTCCAATCTGCACATTCTGGCAAATCGGAAACAGAAACTGTGGATAGCAAAGGCGACCACAAAAAAAGAAAGCACGACGATAACGCTGAATTCATGAAGGGATTTGCACGCGGAGATTACGGTCCTGACTACGAAAGACGCAAGGCTGAAATCCACAGAGAAATCAATTTGCGTGTTATCAAACCTGAGGATATGGTTACAGGCAAAACGTGGGAAAAAACTGCAGCAGAACGTGCTGAGGTGAAAATGGCAAAAGCAAAACACAATGCGCTTTTAAGAGCACACGGTGTTGACCCAAAGAAACAAATTAATTTGCTTCCTGGTGATTCATTAAAACTTGAAGAATTCAAGGCAAAAGAAACAAAAAAACAAAAAGCTGCAAGAAAATAATTCTTGTAAAAAAAGAAAAATAAAAAGTAATATATAATAAAATTAATCATAAAAAATAAAACAATGAAAACAACATCGAGTACATATCATTTCGCATCAGGACGTTGCTCTGCAGGCTATCCAGTAGCCCCTACGAGTGATAACCCGGTTACATATGTATTTGAATAAACATTGTTCAAATAATATTGAAAACCGGGTTCTAACAAGAATCCGGTTTTTTTTATGAGAAAAACTTAACATTGCAATTTGATTGCAAAGTTCTTTGACATTTCGGTTTATTTGGGAGTATCGCATAGCGGCAATTGCAAGGGACTGTAAATCCCTCGGCTTCGGCCTTCGTAGGTTCGAGTCCTACTACTCCCACAAATTGCCTTGTTCGTATAGTTGGTCAATTACTCCTGACTTGTAATCAGGAAACTGCGGTTCGAATCCGTAACAAGGCTCTAATAAAAATACATTGTGCAGTTGAGCAATTGGTTGGCTCGCCGGTCTGTAAAATCGGTTCTTCGGACATGGGGGTTCGAATCCCTCCTGCATAACATAATAATTTAGGAATTCGAACTTTGATATATAAAAGGAAGAAAATAATCAAATTTCGGGGTATAGCGTAATCCGGTTATCGCGCCTGGTTTGGGACCAGGAGGTTGCAGGTTCGAATCCTGCTACCCCGACAAAATTTATAGAGTAGTATATCAGTTGGTTTAGATTACCTGATTTGGATTCAGGAGGTCGCAAGTTCGAGTCTTGTCTACTCTACTAAAAGGTTGCTTACAGCAAACAACTTAGGTTAAAATTCCGTCTCGAAAACAGAATCGTGGTTCAAACCCACAAAGTTGCAACCTGAACATGGGGCCGTAGTATAATGGCGATTACGGTAGATTTGCACTCTACATATCGGGGTTCGATTTCCCGCGGCTCCACAAAAATAAATGATAAAACTATTGCTATTGCTTCATTAATGTTGTATATTTGATTTTAATTAATTGATAAATTTAAAATTCACTAATATGGCAAAATTAAAAGCGGAAAACAAAAATGCAATGAATAAAGCAATAGAATTCATTGAAAAAAATCCAGGCTGTTTATTAAAAGATGTTAAACTTGAAATAAACAAACATAAAGCTTGTTTGAGAAATCATTATTGGATGTCAACTGCTGCTAATTTAAAATACGTTTTCTCAGGCAATAATTACGAAAACATTTTAACTGAAATGTATAAAACTGGGTTAGTGAAAACTGTTCGTACGAAATCAAAATTGTATCACTTTGGAATAAATGCAATCGTACCAGTTGAAATTAAAGAAAAGGAAATAAAATAAAAATATGAAAAAGTTTGAAATTACGGAATCCGATTATATTAAAGCAAATCGAAGAGGTTCCAGAGAAGCAGAAATTGAAAATAAAACCGGATTTGTTGCAATTCATAAAGTGCACAAATCTGCAAAAAATTATTCAAGAAAAAACTACAAGGTAGTTATTGAATAAACTATATGGAAGGTTGGCAGAGCGGGCGATTGCGCTGGTCTTGAAAACCAGTGGCCGGTAACACGGTCCGAGGGTTCGAATCCCTCACCTTCCTCTGAATTGCAAGTATGCCCGAGTGGTCTAAGGGAACGGTCTGCAAAACCGTTAGGTTCGTCCAATCACTGGTTCAAATCCAGTTACTTGCTCTAATGGAGAGTTGCATGAGTGGCTGATATGGCTTGTTTGCTAAACAAGTGACCGGTAACACGGTCCAAGGGTTCGAACCCCTTACTCTCCTCAATAACAAATTTAAAGGTTGCGTACAGCATGATTCATCTTATGGTAAAGAAAACAATTGCAACCTGACATTTGGGGTCCTAGCTCAATTGGCTAGAGCACCGCCCTTGCACGGCGGGGGTTGTGGGTTCGAGTCCCACGGGCTCCACAAAAATACATGGTGATTGTAGCTCAATTGGTTAGAGTGCCTGATTGTGGTTCAGGAGGTTGCGGGTTCGAGGCCCGTCTTTCACCCTAAAATAAAAATGGAACCAAAGCAGTTTAATATTTTTCGGAACCTAACATTTGATATATAAAATAAATTAAAAAATTATGGAATGTATCAATTGCGGAAAAGAAATTAAAGGCAATAAATTTTGTGATAATAAATGTCAAGCAGAATACTTCAGTAACATGCTATTGCAAAAATGGCTTGAACTTGATGCATATGAACGAAAAATCACAAGTCCGGCTAGACGTTGGATCTTATCTAATGCAGATAATAAATGTTCGATGTGTGGTTGGCATGAAGTTAATGAATATACAAACAAGATTCCTTTAGAAATAGATCATATTGACGGGAATCCTATTAATAACAGTATTGATAATTTAAGAGTTCTTTGTCCAAACTGTCATTCTTTAACTGCAACGTATAAAGGCGCAAATAAAAATTCGACACGTGAATATAGAAAAAAATATTACAAGACGGTACGTTTTTTATCAGAACAAAAAAAGAAAGACGCAATAGAAGAATTGAAAGAAAAGGTTATAAACGGAAATATAAACTTTGAAGAATTTGGGTGGTGCAAAAGGGTTGCTGAAATTATTGAAATGACGCCGCAAAAAACTAGAGATTGGATGAAACGTCATTTGCCAAAAATTGAAGCAAATGCATATAAAAGAAAAATATAAATTGCCTTGTTCGTATAGTTGGTCAATTACTCCTGACTTGTAATCAGGAAACTGCGGTTCGAATCCGTAACAAGGCTCTCATGGTTGTTGTTAAACGGCCCCATTAGGAGGGTGACAGTCAATTGTAAAGTATGCGCAAATCATATCAACAGCCCAAACAAACAAGAGGAATCATCGCTCTACGGAGAGGAACTTCAGGACAACTTTGCTAGACGCAGGAGAATTTATTTCGATATTACTGCGGAGGTTGCAACGAAAACAGAATTAGAGGGAAAGCAACTCAATGATATTCGGGTTTCGGCCAATAGATAAATGATGATATAAAACAGAATCCTGGGCACGCTCAGTTTGTTTAATGCAGGTGTAGCACAGTGGTTAGTGTTTCTGACTTCCAATCAGAGGACGACGGTTCGAATCCGTTCACCTGCTCCAATTATTGCGGGATATGTGTTTGAGTTTCATTAATGAAACTCAAACACATTGATATATAAATAAAAATAATTTATGCATCATTACGTATATCGAATTGAACATATAGAAACAAAACAATTCTATATAGGTTCAAGAAGTTCTAAAGTTCATCCTAGATTAGATAATTATTTAGGTTCAATGTCTGTATGGAAACCAGACAAAACAAAATTGAAAAAAGAAATACTTAAGGATGACTTTATTTGCAGAGAGGATGCAATAAAGTTTGAATCAGACGAAATTGCAAAGTTCATTGATGATCCTCTAAATGAAAATTACTATATTCCTAATAAGGGATTTCACACAGTTGGCACAGCAACTGTAAAAGATGCAAATGGAAAAATATATCAAGTTTCAATACATGACGCCAGATACTTAGCCGGCGAACTTATTGGTGCAACGAAAGGAAATATTGGATATGTATATGCAAGAGATGATAATGGCGTATGCCATTATATTGAAACAAAAAATGATTTATATTTGAATGGCATATTGCAGCATCACACAAAAGGAACAGTTGTTGTGCGAGATGAATTTGGTGTAATGAAAAGAATAACAGTGGATGAATTTATAAATTCTGACAAGTATACAGGAATACGGAAAGATATTTTGCATACTGAATCAACGAAGAAAAAAATATCAGATAAATTAAAAGCAAGATATGTTGGCAAAGAATCATCACAATACGGTTCTATGTGGATTCACAATTCAGAATTGAAACAAAATAAAAAAATTAAAAAAGAAGATGAAATTCCTTTGGGGTGGCATAAAGGAAGAAAAATGAAATTTTAAGTTGTAAGTCGTCGGGACCTTCCCCAGCGAAATTCAAATAAATGAGATGGTAAGGTGACAAGCTTGGAGAGACAGGCCCATGCAAGATTAGCTCAGCGGTAGAGCATTACGTTGCCAACGTAGGGGTCGTGAGTCCGAATCTCATATCTTGCTCAAATTAATGTATGAGATAACAATCATTAATAGCATAAATGTTACATAATGATTGTTATAAACAACATTGAAATCAGAGTCTAGGTGATTCCTCGAGGGAAGAAGGGTTCGATTCCCGTATGATTTCAACATAAGGTGTTAACTCAGTCTGGTCAGAGTGCTACCTCGACATGGTAGAAGTCACTGGTTCAAATCCAGTACACTTTACAAAAATTGTTTAAATGGAAAAGAAACAAGATAAACCTGAAAAATGCGAATTATGCGGACGTGATGATACGTATTTAAACTTTCATCATTTGATACCAAAGTTCGTTCACGGTAAAGGAAAATTTGAAAGAAAGTACGATAAAGATTACATGAGCAATTATGGCGCATGGATTTGCAAATATCATTGTCATAAAACAGTTCATCATTTCTTTACAGAAAAAGAACTTGCAGAACATTACAATTCAATTGAAAAACTTTTAGAAAATGAAAAAATTCAAAAGTATATTGAATGGCATAAGAAGCAAAAGAAAGTAAAATAATGGAAGTTTGACAGAGCGGTCGATAGTGCTTGCTTGGAAAGCAAGTGGCCGGTAAAACGGTCCACGAGTTCGAATCTCGTAGCTTCCTCTAAATTGATTTTGTGGCAGAGTGGCTTAATGCGCTGGCGGAAGCCGGTATTCCATAAAGGAATCGTTGGTTCGAATCCAACCAATTTCTCGAAAATAAATAGCATATATATTGCTATTGCCTTTATAATGTTGTATATTTGTTTTTAATAAATAAATAAATGGAAAAAGGAATTGATTATTTAGGAAAAGAAATTTCAGTAGGTGATACTGTTATTGCTGTTTTGCTTGGTTACAGAGAATTTAGAAAATGCATAGTAAAGTCAATGACTGAAAAGCAATTGAAATTATCTATTATACGTAGCGATGGCGAAATTGATACAAAAGAATTTAAACAAACATATGCACAGGTTATAAAAATATAAATTTTGGTCCCATAGTTCAATGGATAGAACAATGGTCTACGAAACCATAGATATGCGTTCGAGTCGCATTGGGACTACAGCTTTGTAAATATGAAGGTTCGAAATAAATATATAAATAAAAATATATGAAAGTTCTTTCAAATAAGACAAGAGAAAAAATTTCTGTATCTATGAAAAAGGTGCACGCAGAAGGTCGGCATCCTGGATGGTCTAAAGCAAATAGAAACAACAGAAGTTATCCAGAAAAATTATTTGAAGGATTTCTGAGAAATAATGGATATTATGAAAAATATAGTATACAAGATCAATTTCCAGCATACGGTTTTTTCTTGGATTTCGGTTTAATTGATTTAAAATGTGATATAGAAATTGATGGGATACAGCATTACAGAACAGCAGCAAATATAGAATATGATAATAGAAGAGACAATATTCTAATTGAAAATGGATGGATAGTTTATAGAATAGCGGCAAAAGATTTTTTAAACAATCCTGATGCAGAATTCAAATTATTTGAAGAATTTATAAATTCAAATAGATCGTATAGAAAATACAATATTGATGACGTATTGAAAGAATTTAAACGACACAAGTACGGTAATCGAAATGATTACGCAAATGCAGTATTTGAACAAAACAAAGAAAAATATAAAGATATTATAGAAATCATAAAAAAAACTGATATAGATTTTAAAAAATTTGGTTGGGTGTCAAAAATTGCGGTTATAATAAATATAAAACCGCAAAAGGTAAATAGATGGATGAAACGATATATGAATGCGTTTTATGAAGAAAACTGTTATAAAAGAATTCATTAAACGGCTGCATGGTGCAATGGATAGCATGTCCGGCTTCGAACCGGTTGATGTAGGTTCGACCCCTACTGCGGCTACAAAATTTTGTTATGAAAAAGAATAAACCGAAAGTTAATTTAGTTGAACAAGAAACTGCTTATGTTGCATTTTTATTAAAGAAGTTGCAAAGTGAGAATTTCAAATCTAATGTAACAAAAGAAGAATACGAAAAGACAAAACAAAAATACGATAAAGCAAAATTGAAATTAAAATTTTTAAAAGATGAAAAGAAATAAAGCCGTCCTTAGGTTTTGAGGTAGATACAAGGTCCGTTTGTATCTGCTGATGACCTATAACTTTAAAAAGTAAAAGGACATGAAAAATTACAAAAGAGCTCTTAGAAGAGAGCAAAAAAGAAGTCATATTATTCGTCGCGTAAAAATATGGCATGGCATATTGTGTAGTAAACATATTAGATATGCAGAATATTTGCAAAAAGTATTCAATGGCGAACGTGACGTATGGATGAGAACGCAAAGTGTTCCATGTAGTTGTTATTGTTGTTCCGGTGAACATAAATATCGAATTACACGTTCATCAAAAAATTCTGAAGTTGCAAAATTTATTGATGATTGCATCGAAGAAGAAATGCAGAAGTAGCTCAATTGGTAGAGCGCGACCTTGCCAAGGTCGAGGTTGCGGGATCGTTCCCCGTCTTCTGCTCTAATCATTTGGACACGAATGAAACAATGTTTTTGATTAAACACATGCCAAGAAATTCAAATGATTATAGGGTAAGCAATTATCCTTCGTCCGATATCTCGCCTCTACCAGGGCAATGAATTCAAAGGTATACAGAAACGGATGTAAAAGAAATTGTTTAAATCTTAGGTGTATTACGTGACTAATGCCATCGTGTGTTACTAGGTTGTGATTAGTCAGCCGCACGTATTCGGTAGAATGCCGATGAATAATTTCGACAAAAGGGTTAATCAGAAATGGTTAACCTTTTTTTATGCATTAATTGTAAGAATATATAATAAAACAAAAAATTAATGGAAAAAAGATTTTTATCATTAGACGAATTCATAAATGAATCAAAAAAATTGACACCTGAAGAAATGTGTCCCAAGACTGGACCAACAATGGCAGCAGCGCTAAAAACTGGGCTACATGCAAAATTTATAAGATTCACAAAACTTACAGCGTCGAATCCTTGGTGTGCAGTACGAATGGACTATTCATTTCAACCAACAATTGCAAAATTTAAAGAAGTTGGTGAATTTGTGTTTGTTATTAATATGTCAACAAAAGAAATACGATTTGGCATTAATGTAGATGAATGGGAAAGCTTTCCAATAAGTGATTATATTAAAGATAATAAATTTGAATTGATAGGAACATACACAACACTTGATGAAATAATAAATATATGTAAATCAACATATAAAAGAAAATTAAAAGAAGAACAAACAAGATTCAATGCAAGCAAAAGCAATGACATTAACGTATAAAAAAATAAAGACATGAAACAAAGATTTAAAAGTTTAGATGAATTCATCAATGAATCAGCAGTAAATGAGGGTGAAATAAATCTCGATAATAAATATGCACTTGTTTGCATGGGCGGTTCAATCGGCAGAGGAAATATATCATATCCGGTGTTTGTCGGAAGAGACCAAGGATGTATTGTCGAAACAGGCGATGATAAAGATGCAATGGTTGAAACAAAGAAACGCAGAAACAAAACATTATCGCCAGGCGAGAAAAGTTATTATGGAATGTCATACAAAGTTATTGAAATAACTAACAGCGTAAGAAAAACTATTGATTCGTTAAAAGCATATCAAGCAAAAGCTGAAGATACAACTGTTGCAGAATCTACAGGAACTGCATCAATTGTTCCTGGTGCAATTGTTGACATCATGGGAATGAAAGGCGTTGTAACTGAAATCACGCAATTTTGGAATGAAACAGTTTACGGATTTGATTTTAAAAATGAAGCTGGTGAAAATCATTCAGCAATATTCATTGGTGATAAATACATTCTTAGAGAATCTGAAGATTTTGAAGAAGTTGTTGATATTGAAGAATCTGTTGATGACAATAGAGTTTATTTTGTAAGTCTATCAATGCCATCACATAAATACGTTGTAAAACATGCAAGCAAAAACGCTGGCAAAGATAAAACGGGATCTGTTAGATATAAAACAGAAGCTGAAGCACAAACTGCTGCAGATAAATTGAATGCAAAAAACGAAGGCGAAGTATTTGAAGCAGCAGACCCAATGGATCCAACACTTGTTGATGCATTTCATAAACAATATGACGCAACAATCAAAAAATTTAAAATTGAAACAAGAGGGGAACCTTTCAATTCAATAGGAAAAATTGCATTGCCAATTTATACATACAGAGTAATAAAAGATAGTACAGTTATTGGTGAATGCTTAACATTAAAAGAAGCTGAAGAAGCAGCAAAAATTATACAAAAAGTATTTGCTTGGTGCTTACCTAAAGTTGATGTATCAAAAGATACAAATTTTATTTATCCAAATTACTTAGAAGCGTTAAAAAAACAATAATGAAAAGAAGAATTCCAACACTTAACGAATTTGTAACTACAACTTTTGGATACGATAGATTGTTTACATCCATGGGCGACGACATAAAAAAGCAAAGCGGACTAAATACTATTGATTCTGTTGAACGGCCATCAAGTGAAATTGCTGCAGCTGCCGAAATGATTGCAAATAAGTTAGGTGAAAAATTCAGAAATAAACCTTTTCAATTTGTATCTGATTGGAAAACATATGTAAATGTTGATATTGAAGATTCCTCAAAATCTAATGAATTTGAGGAATTCTTAATGAATCTTGGTTTGCAATTCAACAAAGAGAGTGAACGGTTAGGTTATCAGATATTATTAACCGAACCTAATATAAAAATAATTCAAAGTATATGAAAAACCGAATACCCATGTTTGACGATTTCTTGAACGAAAGCGCTGGCGCGTTTGACGAAGCAAAGAACTTCTTTGTTCATAATAAGAATAGATTTAATTTAACAGATGATTCAATTGATTTTGTGTTAAGTGTAATGGCCACTGCTGTTCCGAAATTACAATACGTTGGTATAGATGCAGAAGGTGATGTTCTTTACAGTGATAAAGATAGAATAAACGAAATAGGATTCAATATTCAATATGACCAAATATTTATTAGTTATTCTATAGATAGAAGAGGAAGCAGAGGTTGTCTTCAATGTAATAAACGCGATAACCCATTAGAAATGGGAAAACGTTTAGCAGAAGTATTGGAGATTCCGGAATCGCATAAGAATATGCCGAAAGAAGTAGAAAAAATATTGTCCACAAGTTTTATGCTAGATATCAGTAACAAATCATACACAATAGGTGCATACACATTATACGAACCATTTATGCGAAAACACGGAGAGACACCGAGTTTATCGAATAACATTTGGATGACAGTCTTAACAAAGAATAACAAAATTATAGATATGACTGCTCATGGCGCTGGCATGTTTTCAACACGTACAGATTATAACGGAACTAGCATACCAAATTTAAAAACTTGGTTAGATGAAACAGGATTTAAACATTTATAAAGAATATTAAAATTGTGTAAAACTTTTTAAACTTCGTGAATATATAATAAAAATAATTTAATTCACAAAGGTAAAAATAATTTGAAACTATTTAAAACTCGTGTATATAATTATAAAATAATTCAAATCAATAAAGAATAAATTAAAATGAAAAATTCAGTTAACATATTATTACAGCAATTGCAATTACTACAACTACGAAGTTGTGGCCGATTCTGTATTATGTAAACTTTCATTTATCTTATAATACTTAGAGCTCGGTCAAATCAAATTGACCGAGCTTTTTTAGTTTAAATTAATTCATAAACCATTGCTATTCATTTCATAATGGTTTATATTTGAAAATAAATTGCCCGTTGGTGTAACGGTAACACTACAGATTTTGATTCTGTCGTTTAAGGTTCGAATCCTTAACGGGCATCTAAAATATTGTCCATTGGTGTAATGGTAACACGTCAGTTTTTGGAGCTGAATTTCAAGGTTCGAATCCTTGATGGACAACAAGTACAAATGGCCGGATGGTGGAACTGGTAGACACGCCGTCCTTAAAAGGCGGTGCCCATCGGGCGTACGGGTTCGAGTCCCGTTCCGGCTACATTTGGCTCAGTGGCGAAATTGGTAGTACGCGAAGGACTTAAAATCCTTTGGACAGAAATGTCCGTGTCGGTTCGACTCCGACCTGAGCTACATATTGTCCTTTAGTGTAATGGTTAACACACCTGACTTTGACTCAGGTAGTTCAAGTTCGAATCTTGAAAGGACAGCAACATAAAATGGCCATGTGGCGGAATGGTATACGCGGGTGTCTAAGAAGCATCTCCCGAAAGGGGTGGAGGTTCGAGTCCTCTCATGGTCACAAACAATTCAAAAGGTAGAACGGAGTGGCCGCTTTCTCCTCGGACTAAAGCTGTTTGTTCTTGACGGAACAAATGTAAAGCATAGGTCAAGCAATGCAACGGCCCAGGTCGAACTGGGAAAATCGAGGAATCGAATTGTTTAACTAATGGCCCCTTGGCGGAATGGTAGACGCGCCGCACTTAGGATGCGGTGTCGAAAGACGTGAGAGTTCGAGTCTCTCAGGGGTTACAAAAACTATAGTTTAGTAATGTATATAATAATTAATAGTTATACATTAATCTTTAAATTTTTTAATATGCCGCAAAGTTACGGATCATACAAAAAACAAGTCAAGGAATATTTAATTGACACGTTTGAAAAAAATAACATTACTAAAATTCTAGACGTTGGTCCAGGAAAAGGAACGTACGCGAAATTACTTGCACCTTATAAACTTGATGCTTGTGAAGTGTTTGAAAAATACATTATCAAATACAAGTTATCTGAAATTTATAATAAGGTGACGCATTCTAACATTGTTGATTTCGATTTTTCAGAATACGAATTTTTAATTTTTGGTGACATTCTTGAACACTTAACAATTGAAGATGCAACAAGAATTATTGATGAAATGAATTCAAAAGGTCAAAAATGTTTAGTTGCTGTTCCATATTCTTATGTACAAGGTATTGCATACGGCAATACACACGAAATTCATATTCAAGATGATTTAACAATCGAAAACATGACTGAACGTTATCCATCATTGAAATTAATTTATGGCAACAAGAAATACGGTTATTACGTTAATTTTTAAAATATGAAAAAGACATTAATCGTAAATTTATATGGTGCACCAGGAACAGGCAAATCAACATTAATGGCAGAAACTTTTGCTGCATTAAAGTGGGATAAAATTGATTCTGAAATGGTTCCTGAATTTGCAAAAGAATTGGTATGGGAGAAACGTCATCACACAATGACAGACCAATTATATTTGTTAGGAAAACAGCACCACAGGATTTTTAGAGTAAACGGTAAAGTTGAAGTTGTGATAACAGACAGTCCTATTTTATTAAATACTGTTTATAATCGTTTATACAACACAAACGATAATCCGAAACAAACAATTTTTAATGATGCGTTAGAAAAAGTTGTAATTGCAGCAGACGGTTTGTATTGGACATTAAATATTTTTCTTAATAGAACAAAAGACTACAATCCAAACGGACGTAATCAAACAGAAGAAGAAAGTAATGAGTTATCAGTTATCATAAGAAATTTATTAATTGAGAATAACATAAAATTCAAGGATTTAGATGCAGACCGAGATACTGCTATTGAAATTGCAAAATTGATTGAAGACGAATTAAAAAATACAGAATGCTAAATGAAAAAATGTTTACTAATAGGATTTTAAATCTTATTAGTCGTTCAAAAGGTAATAAACAATTTTTAGTTGATGAACTATCTAAATTATATGTTGAAATGAATCCTGCTGATATCGACAACATGACAACAGCGGAACGACATAATTTTGGGTCACCATTGAATAAATTTGCTGATGAAGCAAATGTTCGTAACATATCAATGGTAAATATTGATTTATCTTTATATAGCAGAAATTCTCGTAAATTGAGAATCATCGAATACAAACATGGAAATGAAAAAATATCAAATGGACATAAAGAACAATTAGAAGTGTATTCCGAACTTGGAGCGTTATCTAATAAATTTGATGTTGATGTAAGTATTGTGTATAGCGATTATCCATTTTCTCAAGGAATTATAAAATTCATAGAGTTTGATAAAGTTCAAAATAAATGTATTGAAAAACATAGAGAATTCAAATCACAAGGCGAAATGCGAATGTTCTTAAATTTAACAGATAAAAGAAAATGAAAACATTAACAAAAATATTATACGTGTATTAGGTTAACTTAACCAAATACACAGATGAAAACAAAACAAACATTAAAAGAAACAACAGATAGAAGAACATATAAAATTGTTCTTACTATAGAACCAGGTATTTTTGATTGCGGATTTTATTCTTTCTGCAGTATATGCATGCGGTCAAATCGAAAGAAACGATTATGCGATAGATGGGTATACAAAAAAAGTTGGAAAGATCATCGTGATCATCAATGGAAATAAACAATACGGGAATGGCGGAATTGGTAAACGCAACAGTCCAGAAGAGCGTAATCTGATAAAAGATTACTTGCAGCAATGATTACTTAAAAACAGTCATTCGAAAGAATTTGTAGGTTCGAGTCCTACTTCCCGTACAAATGGCCGAGTGGTGAAATGGTAGACACGCCACACTCAAAACGTGGTGCCGAAAGGCGTGTGGGTTCGAGTCCCACCTTGGCTACTAAATTTATTTATATGTGGAAATCTGAAAAAGGAAATTGGGTGCCTGACAAAGGTGAAAAAATAATTGTTGCCGAACAGCCGCACGTTGTAAAATGGAGTGGCACACGTGATGGTAAACATATAAGAGGTATATCAATTCCAAGATATCGAATTGATGTATTAGATGAAGGAACCGAATTAACAGTTTGTGGTATACATTGCGCACAAGATATGCATTATGAATACGTTATAATAGAAGTTGGCAATTCGGCATTAAGAGATTATGGCGCAGAATTAATCGAAGTGCCATTAAGGTATTTGAAAGAACATCCTGACTATACGTATGAAAACACATACAACAAAAAGAACTAACAAATGTATTACGTAGTACAAAAAAACCTTTTCAGAGAAGAAGGCCATGCAAAGTTGATTAACTGTTTGGAACGGTTTAATATACCGTATGAATTGGTTGATGCATTGCCATTTATCGAAACATTCGATTATGTAACAGACAGAAAAGATGTTTTTGTTTTTGGCTCTTTAAAGCTAGCAAGGTTATCGAAAAATCTTGGATGGAATCCTGGTGCCGTTGTCACTGAAAATCATAAAATCATAACTATGAGGTTTATTCAAAATATTATAAAGAAAACTTATTGAATTATGATTCACGAATTTGTAAACTTGGTGATGATTTTGTTTGGGAATCTCCCGAACATTTTATACGCCCTTGTTTGGACAGTAAAATCTTTACAGGTTCGGTATTCAATAAAGAGGAATGGGAAGCTAAAAAGAAAGTAATATTTAGTAAAGGTTACGTTACATCAGCAACACCTGATACATTAATTCAAATTGCAAACACGAAAGTTATAACACAAGAAGTTCGAGTTTGGGTTGTTGACGGAAAGATAGTTACACAGAGTACATATCGTAGAGGCAGTTTCAAATATTATGATAACATTGTTGACACTGACGCATTAGAATTTGCACAGCGCATGATTGACATATTTCAATTATCGAAATCATTTGTTATTGACGTATGTTTAACATCTAGCGGATGGAAAATTGTTGAATGCGGAAGTATATCATGCGCAGGTTTCTATGATGCTGACATGCAAAGAATAGTATTTGCATTGGAAGATGCGTATAATCCGAAAGAATCAAATCCTTCATTAGATGAAGATGAGTATTTAAGATAAAAGAAAGGCTATTAATTATTTAATAGCCTTTTTACATAATATCAGTAATGCTTTTCTATCTTCTAAACCAATAGTTCCGCCATTAATTCTTTTTGTTAATGTTAAGACATCATCTTTGTCAGCAATAGAATTAAGTTTGTTTTTATTCCAAAACCAACCAGCACTTAATGATGCATATTCATATGATTCTAATAATTCTGGGTGATTAACAAAATCAACGCCAGTATCTTTAGCTAATGCAGCATAGTTTTCCTTTCCCGTTAATTGCAAAAACCCTCGACCTTTATATTTGAATCCGTCTCCAGATTTCTCATCACCATTACCCATTCTACTAGCATAAACTTTGTTTGCAATTTTTTCTTGATTTCTTGCATACGGAGTTGCTGATTCTAATGTAGGAAAATATTTTTTAAAAGTTTTGTTTAACCCATCTGCTGAATAATTCAAATTTTCTTTTATGAAATGAAACTTTCCACTTTCATGTAATACTTGGGATAAAAAATGACATATACGTAATGGCGTATTAATTTCATATTTTGTTAACGTATCATTAAGTCCTTTTACAATTGATGTTAATGCAGTTTCATCTGTTACGCCACTCAACGATTTAATTTGTTCTTTTGTTACCATGTTATGTTTATTGTATATATTCCTAAACTACTTTATTTTCGTGTATATATAAAATAAACATTATGTTTCTTACATTTATTTATTCAATATGCGGAATATTACATGGCGCATTTGCATTGGGACAACAATCGTCACGACATCCACATGCAACAGAATTATGGCGAATGATACTTGTGTACGTTATAAACCTTTTATTTTGGCCAATAACATTACCATGGGGTTTGATAAATATATACAGAGAAAATAAAAATAAAACAAGCAAGTAGAAAACTACTTGCTTTTCGTGTATATAATATAAAATTGATTTTATATGCAAAAAAGAATACATGTATTAAGCAGAACAATGTTTTTGGCGTTAATGCGCAATTCAAAATTGAATGAAAATAATATAGAGGATATGGAAAAGGAAGGACTCTATATCATTTCAATAAACGACCCTATTGGCGACAACATGGAACCTGATTTTGCAACTTCTAATAAATCAAATTTGCTAACCATGAGATTTGGTGATTTTAGAATAGAACTAGACGAAAAACTAAAAAATCAGTTTAAGAAAAAAGGACATGATGTTTTTGATGATTCCATGGCAATCCAAATACGCGACTTTGTACAAAAAATAAAAAATAATCATCTAGACGATTTTAAATTGTTGATTCATTGTCATGCAGGTGTTTCTAGAAGTGCGGCGGTAGGGCTATACGCATTTGAAGAATTACAAAACGGCACATTAAATGAATTTGAATTTCAAAATCCCAATACAGCATATAACCCAATTGTTTATCAAAAACTTACAGAAATATAAAATGAAACAAAAACATATCGAATTGTTGCAGATGTTATCTGGAACTTTTCAAATTCCGATAAAGTATATCGAAACAATAACGTTCGGTAACCGTTTCAACACTAAGTTGAAAGAATATGAAAATGTATGTACAATCGAATTAACGAATCACACACATGCATTTCATACATTAAATAAATTCAAATCTTTCGAAAACTATAAGATTCATATTATGTATCTTGGCGAATTCACAGAATTAAAACCCGGTAAGAGTTTTCTTTGTAAGCGAACAGCAGAAGAACTTGAAATAATTGAAAGAAAAAAGAATCCTTGTTTAGGATGTACACTTGAGAAATGTGATATAAATAATTGCATTGCTATATGGAATTTAACACACTAAATATAAAATATAATGAATAGCGAAAAATATTTTTTCTTTTGGAAACACAGGATTGCAAATTGGACAATAACTAAATTCATTGCAAAAGGTGTTACATATAATTGTGGAGAACAATATATGATGCACCAAAAAGCACTTTTCTTTAACGATAAAGAAACTGCTGTAAAAATAATGGCAACGAAAGTTCCCAGAGAACAAAAGGATCTTGGAAGACAAGTCAAAGGTTTTAACGAATCTGCTTGGGATAAAGTAAAATTCCAGTTAGTAAAAGAAGGTTTAAAAGCAAGGTATGAACAAGATCCTGAATTGAAACAATTTTTAATAGAAAGAAAACATTTGCAATTTGTTGAAGCTTCACCTTTCGATAGAATATGGGGTATTGGATATGACGCAAATAATGCAATAGCAAATATTGATAACTGGGGTGAAAATCTTTTAGGCAAAGTTATAACAGAATTAGCTAAAGAATTTGCTGCACCAAAAGTGTGTGAACGAACAGAACATACGTATAAATATTTTACAAAGCCAGAAGATCATTGGATTGCTAGATGCACAAAATGTGGTGATTTAATTTAAGATTATGAGAGGCGGAATGAAAAATGATTTTCCTAAGAAGTTATATTTTTTGATATATGATGACGAGGACAAAGACATGTTCGGCGGACCATGGATGGCAAAGCCAACAAACATAATGAAAAAGAATCCAGGAAAACTATTGGTTACTTTTATTTATGACGGCACAAATTATATAAGAGAATCGAAATGATTATAGAAAAAACTTTTTATGCAAACATATATTGCGGTTTTCGAGCAGGTTATACAGATGTGTATGCAAACATTGTGGACGCTCGTAAAATTGTTGAAGAATATTTGAATAAAGAAATATTCGGAACAACCATGACACCTACGTGGTTTCATTATCCTGGCGGTAGAGAACCTGGCGTTATTGTCGGCTTAATTCAATACCCAAGGTTTCATAAAGACGAACAACTAATTAGGTATCAAGCATTAATGACTGCGCATAAATTACGAAAAGGTTTACAACAAGAACGTGTGACTGTTGTGTTTTCTGATTATACTGCAATGATAACAGAAGACGATACTGAAGAATCAATACATTTAAACATATATGGAAAAACTTTATAATTTTGAAGTTGGAATTGATGAAGCAGGACGAGGCTGTTTATCAGGTCCAGTTGTTGCAGGATCTTTCTTTATTCCTCCAAGTTTCAAGCCACATAAATATCTTAACGATTCAAAACAAATGACGGAATCTCAAAGAGAAACAGTTTATCATTGGCTAAAAGAAAATTATTTTGAATATGGCAGTGCTGGTGTTATATCAGCGCAACGAATTGATGAAGTAAATATTTTGCAAGCAACATTCGATGCAATGCATGCAGCGTTGGATTTGAATCTTGCATTTCAACAATCTAGAGATAAAGTAAATATTATTGTTGATGGTGATAAGTTTCGTGCGTATGGCAAATATACGTATGAATGTATTCCTAAAGCTGATGCCAAATTTTATTCTGTTGCAGCTGCATCTGTTATTGCAAAAGTTACACGAGATCATATCATGATAGGATTGCATGCTCAAGAAAAATACAATTGCTATAATTTTGCAAAACATAAAGGATATGCAACACCTGAACATTATGCGTTAATCGAAAAATACGGAATTTCCGACGTTCATAGAAAATCATTTAGATTATTAAATGAAAAAAGTACAAAATTATTTTAAGAAACCATTGCTATTGCATTATAAATGTTGTATATTTGATTTTAACAATTAAACAAACAATATGATATCAAGTTTTAGAAGTTTCAAATATTCGCAAGAAGTAAAAAAATTACTTGGCATTTCCGACGATGTATTAGATAATACTTGCATAAAATTTGTTCATTATAGCAATACTGCAACAAAAATCGACAGTTTGCATTATGTAATTTACAACGGCAGAAATAAAGATGTAATTACCACAAACACAATTGATAATTACGAGTATACAAAATTATTCCCATTTTCAACAGGCGGACGAAAATATTACAATGAATTACAATACGCGCCAAAGTTGAAACACAAACTTGTTCACAGTTCTGAAGCAATGGAAATTATTAACCTTTTTAATTAAAGAATATGACAACTAAAATAAACAAAAAAATCGGTCACGATTCAATGTCAATATCGGGTGTGATGCAATCAGGCGCAAATGTAAAATTCACAATCAATCGCGGTGGTGAAAAAATTGTTGCTGGTTTATCTAATGATATTAAAATTGCAAAAGTTCAATTATTAACGTTGCAAACATGGTTAAAACTTAGAGATGGCGAAAACAATGCTCAAAGATTTGACCGTTTGGAAAACGTACTAAAAATAAGTAACAACAGTAAAGAGTTTATTGAAAACTTAAAATAACGGACAACATATTATGAAAAAGTTTAATGCAAACGCATACGCAAATTTTCATGCGGTAATAGGGCGTTACCAGTTAAGTATAACGTTAGAATCGTTAGAACAAATTTATAATGAACCCCACCGTCATTTTCATACAACGCAACACTTGAATGAAATAATGAATAAGATAGCATCAATTGATAATGCGCAAGAACTTGACATATCAATGTATGATGAACTTGTATTAACAACTATGTATCATGATATTGTTTACTATCCTTGGTTAAATGATAATGAAGAAAAATCTGCAGATTTTGTATTAAAGACAATGGCAAGATCTCCTTTAAGAGACCGCGTATTTGAAAATGTTTTACAAACAAAAAAACATGACGGACAAACTGCAGTGCAATTACTTTTTAATAAATTAGATTTTGGCGGATTAAAAGATCCTGCGTTTACAGATATTGCAAAATTAATTGAGGCCGAACATCAAATATTTAAAGAATATAATTTCAACGATATTGATTCATACATTGATGGCCGAATCAATTTTTACAAATCAATAACCAATGGTTCGCCATTAATTCCACAAATGATTGATTACGTAAAGAACCGTCAATACACAGTTGCAATATATCCTGGAAGTTTTAACCCATTTCATATAGGACATTTAAATGTTCTTGAGAAAGCAGAACAATTATTTGATAAAGTAATTATTCTTAAAGGCGTAAATGCAGAGAAAGCAGCAAGTATCGGAACAGACGCTGTTAATGAATTAAAAAAGCAATTACCAAATCGTGAAGTTATTTCATACGCAGGTAATATAATCGAAAAGTATTTTGTTGGAAACAAAAGAAATCCTGTTTTGATTAGAGGATTACGAAATGGCTATGATTTAGTTTATGAGGAATCATATTTAACTTTTTGTAAAGATTTCCATCCAGAATTGCGTTATGCATTAATTCTTTGTGATAAAGAATTTTCACATGTAAGTTCTTCATCAATTCGCGCAGTTGCAAATTCACATGTTGCTAATAAATACACAGTGCAATGGTATATAAAAAGCTAATAGGCCGAAAGGTAAAATATTATGCAGGTACTCGTTACAATTCAAACTTTCAAAAAGTTTATAAAGGCGAGGAACTTACAATAAAAGGAATTGATGTTAAACGCAAAATGATAGTTGTTGAAACAAATTCTGGCGAAACATGGCATCTTGCGCCTCTTGATGTACGTTATCTTAATAATTCAAAAATAAAAATATTCTAATCAAATGGAAACAGTATTACAATGCATAATTGGATTTTTATGCGGAAGCGGTGTAATAGCAGGTATCATAGATATTTTTAATCCACCAAAAAATGGCATGTATCAAAGAAAAGCGGGCGATGAAGGCTGGGATGATTTATAATAGAAAAATATTTTAAAAATAATTGCATAAACTATTGCTATTACATCAAATATGTTGTATATTTGATTTTAAACAATTGATAAACAAATTCACTAAAAATTGAAATTATGAAACAGGTAAAAAAATTCTTCTTCGAAAAAACTATTGCTGATTGCCTTGACAATGTTTATGAATTTACTGATTCTGCAATTGCATTACTTGAGGAACAACGCATGTGGGACGATTTTTACGGTTGCGGAAGGATTAAAAAAGGCAATGTAACAGTTTTAATTGCAATAGGCGGTCACCATGCTGCAGGATATTTCAAAACTGATGGTCAAAATTATTGCGTATCTTCATTCTATATCAAAGAAGAAAAATGTTATACAGGTAGAGTATTATTAGGGTACTCACAAAAAGATGTTATTGCAAATGTTAAAGCAATGTATAACGACATTGTTGATTTTGATACTACTACATACGATGAAAAATACATTGCTTGTGCAAATCACCAAAAAGCAAAAAGTGAAGTTACGGAATCTGTTGAAATAAAACGTAAAGAACAAGAAATTGCAAAAGCTGCTGCTGAAGAAAAAATTAAATCAGATCCTGAAAACGAATTGTTATTTAGAATTCTTGAGGTTGCAAAAAGAAAACGAGACAACTGTTATTGTACTGAATCTCAACGCAAATTTCAAGAAATAATTCAATTAATTGCTGATGCAAAACCAGCGGTTGTAGCAAAATTTGAAACTATTTAATTCTTGTGTATATAATAAATTGAAATAGAAAATCTAAAAGTTCTAAAAGTTAAACTTAAAAAAATCTAAACTATGTCAAAGACACTTACAAAAGCAGACGTATTCGATGTTGCATCGGATTTAATCGAAACAAATGGTTCAACAACCACTCTCGACATCAAAAATGAATTACGAGTTCGTGGATTCTTCGCAAAACAAGCGGATGTATCTGATTTAATGATTCAGGTTTGTGCCGAAGAAAATTATTCATTCTCGTATAACGGTGTTCACCGTGTGTACACAGATTCAAAAGGTCAATCTGTTGCTCAACCAACAACTGCAAATCAATCTACAACGCAATCTCTTCGTGCTGCTGCTGGCCAACCATCAAATGCAAATCAAATTGTTCCTGCATCTGTAGCAACTGGCAGATCTCACACAACTCGTTCAGGAAAAGTTATTGTATCATTTGCAAACGCAAATCTTGTAACAACCGGTTCTTGGAAAGCTTATTCTGTAACTTCACAAACTGTTTATTGGTTCCCATCAACATACACAAGGGACGATGTTCGAATCGCTTATCGCGCATTCACAGGAATTCATTTACATGACGTACGTGCTTGCAGACAATAATCAAAATAAATTACAGATATGCAATTAAAAGATTATACAGTTCCAGGAAAAAAAGTTGTTAAATTAGTTTGCGTTACCGCAGATAATAACAACAAGTATTACAATATGTTCGAACAAGCATCAGGTAATTTTATCGTGCAATACGGACGTATTAAAGGTACCGAAGTTACACACGAATATTCTGCGCATGAGTGGGATAAAATTTACCGCAGCAAAACAAAAAAAGGCTATGAGGATATGACACATTTGTTCAAAGAAGCAATTGCGGAAGTAACTGCTGATGCTGAAGCAAATGGTGAAACTGTCACACAAGCGGAAATTCAAAATCGTGCAGTTAAAGCATTATTCGACAAATTGATGGCTTATGCTAAAAAGACGGTACAAGAAAACTATACGGTTACGCAAAGTGAAGTAACCCAAGCTATGGTTGATGAAGCTCAAAAAATTATTGATACACTTTCAAAAATTCTAACAGAGAAATCTGCGCATCTTGAAGGTATCAATAATAACTTATTGAAACTTTATTCAATCATTCCTCGTAAAATGTCAAATGTACGAGACCATTTATTATCAAGTTTCAAATCTGACGCTGATACAAAACGCGCTCATAAATTGATGGCTGATGAACAAGCGGTTCTTGATACAATGGCAGGTCAAGTTGAATTACTTCGCAAGCAAAAAGAACAAGCGAAAGCAAATAAACCTGATGCTGAAGGCCATAAGAAATCTATGGACATGTTGCAAACACTTGGACTTGAGGCGGTTGAAGCAAATGCGCAAGAAATCGAAATCATCAAAAAAATGATGGGACCGAATGCAAATCAATTCCGTTCTGCATTCCGTGTTACAAACAGAAAAACACAAGAAAAGTTTGATGCATATGTTGCAAATGCAAAAGATAAAAAATGCGAATTATTTTGGCATGGTTCACGAAATGAAAACTGGTTCAACATTTTACAATCAGGTTTATTAATTCGTCCATCTGGTGCGGTTCATACGGGTTCAATGTTTGGCGATGGTATTTACGGTGCAAATAAAGCTCAAAAATCAATTGGCTATACATCTCTTCGTGGTGCATGTTGGTCAGGCGGGTCATCAAGTTCTGCATATCTTGCATTATTTGATTTTCATGTAGGTAATCAAAAAAATATAACACATCACAATTCTGATTGCTACACATTGAACAAACAAAAACTTGCACGTGAAGGATTTGATTCTGTATATGCTCATGGCGGCGCCGATTTAAGAAATGATGAATTCATTGTTTATGATGCTGCTCAAGTAACAGTAAAATACATTATTGAAATCGCAAATTAATAAATTCAAATAACATAAAGTAAAGTTCACTGGATATACATTAATTTGCATCCAGTGAACTTTTTTAGTTTTGACAATAACAACTATATCTAAAATAACAATAGAGATAAAGACATTGTATGAAAACTATAAAATAGTTCTGTATATAATATAAAAATAATATTATATGCAAACATTTTTACCATATCCGTCTTTTATTGAATCCGTTGCTGCTTTAGATTATCGCAGATTAGGAAAACAAAGAATTGAAAATAAACAAATCATTAATGTACTTGAAGGCAATAAAGTAAGTTGGCAAAACCATCCTGCTGTTAAAGCATGGGAAGGATGCATCGATGCATTAAAAGTGTATCATGATTTTACAATAAAGGAATGGACATCAAGAGGCTATAAAAATACAATGCCACTTTTTTTTGAATGGACACCAGAATTTATACAAGACTTGAATCATGGGAACATTGGTATGGCACCGATTGATATGCCTTGGTGGTTAGGAAACGAAAATTTTCATAGAGCGCATCGAGCAAGATTAATCGAAAAACTACCAGAGTATTATGAACAAAAATGGCCAGAAGATAAAGGTTACAATGGCGGTAAATATTGGTGGCCTGTAATGGAAACAAAAACTTTTAAAATTATTTGATATGGGAATGGACATTGATTATCTAGCAGGAAAACGTGCAGTAGAAGAAATTGAAGAATTGCTTAGTGATAAACCGCACGGTGAACGAGAAGAAATTGCAGATGACATAATTGCATTTGCAAAAAGTTTAAAAAAGAAGTATTCAACAATCAAGAAAAAACGTCATGCATAAAATGGATCCTGAGCAATATGAAAAGCTTCGTGAATACGTAATGCTTGATATAAAATTCACCGAAGAATTCTATAAAAGATGGGATAATATTGCAATTGAAAATGAAGCAATTAAGCCGTCTTCAAATAACATACTATTAATTTGTAATTGATATGAAAAACGAAACAAACGATGATTGGGTTCTAACCAAGTCAGGAAGACCATTATACAAATTAAGTGGCGAAGATCTTGGTGACATATGGTTTGCGTATAACAAGAAAAATCATTTGAAAGATTTTCTTGAAAAAAATCCAGCAGTTACATTAGGCAGCATGCGAGCAAAATCGCAATTCAATAAAGAAATACTTCCGACAAATAAAAAAGTACTATTAATCTGCGAACAATGAAAAATGAAATTAATCTATATGATATATCGCATAGCGTTGACAATCCTGTTAATGGAGTAACGTATTCAATCAATCCGTATGATATTATATGCAAGCATGTGTACCGTGATGGCACGCATATTTCAATTGAACAGATTACAGATGCAAAAACAAAACTAAATACAAGTTCAGTATTATACAAAAATTTGAAAAGACGGCATGATAAAATAAGCATCATATCGTCAAAGTCTGAAGACGCCATTATTCATCCGACAGAAACAGAACTTAATGCGTATGCAATAAGCGGCGTGCCATTAAGCGGCATTACATATTCAATAGATGCTAACAATTTTATTTGCGAACACGAATTTGTTTATGGCGTTGAAACAAATCGAAAAAGATTGCATATGCATGGTAGTTTATCATTCGATATAATAAGAATATTAAAAGATCGTAATGTAAATATTCAAGAACAACATACGAAAAATTACGAGACATGCTTTAAACCAACACAGAATAAAAAATTATTAATTTGCTAATATGAAAACACATAAAGAAAATAATGAATTGATTGCGCGTTTCGTTGGCGCAAAAGTTGTAACTTGCAAAGATTCAATTTGTTTAAAATGGGTTTTTGTTGATAACTTAAATCCGTTCGTGAAATTATTCGATAATAGAATCATTCATCAAGAACTTCATTTTCATGACGATTGGAATTGGACGATGCAATTAGTTCAATACATATTAACGCATTCAAACAAAGAATGCGATGCGAAGAATCCAGAACCTGCTAATTTTTGGCGTGCGGTTAAGTTCAGAACAGATTATGCAAATGCAATTGTAAAAGATAATTGCACAATTGAACAAGTATATAATATTTGTATAACTTACATAAAAAATCCGCACAAGAAAGAATAGATAATATAATACATAAAATAATACATCACTATGAGATACATATTACGAATATTTTTTTTAATAGCATTAACCGTAAAGATTAATGTTGCAATTTCGCAATGTGTTTCTCTCCCAGCAATGCCAACTTGTACCGGTACTCAATTAGTATCGGATAATGCTAATATAAATTCTGGGGAAACGTATTATAGCAGTACAACACAAACAAGAGGCGGCATCAATACATCAGCAGGTTCAATATTCATTGTTTGCTCAGGGAACTTAACAGTTTCAGGAAACTTTAACGGTGGCACTATTTATGTTTTACCAGGCGCAACGCTAACAACTGCAATGACAACATTAAATGTTGATTTGGTAAATTGGGGTACAGTCACATTTAATAGTGGTTTGACTGTGAATTCTTCTGGACGCATCGAAAATGCAGCCGGAGCAACATTGAATATAATTGGCAATTTATTTGAAAATTCAGTTCTGACAAACTATGGCACAGCAAATGTCACTGGGACATTAACAGTGCAAAATGGTGGTTCAGGTGTTTGTCTTGGCGGTAACGGCAAATTATATGCATCAACAATTGAATATGGGAACAACACAAATGCAATACAAACTCCAATTGGGAAATCGTGTTTGGACATTTCATCAACCACTATTTCAGGTTCAGTTCCATTGTCAAGTAATGCAGGGTTGAATATATGTGCACCGGCAAGTATATCAATTAACGGAACAGGCACGTGGGGATCTGCAACAGTAAATCAAAATTGTGCATCATGTGGGTCCGTTCTTCCTATCGAACTTGTAGAGTTTACTGGAAAGAATCAAAAGGAATTTATATTTTTAGAATGGACAACAGCATCAGAAAAAAATAATGATTTCTTTTCAATTTTAAAATCATACGATGGCATATCATTTGAAAATATTTCAGATATTGATGGCGCAGGTAATTCAACAACTATGCGATATTACGCATACAAAGATTATGACGCCAGAACAGGCATGAACTATTATAAATTGAAACAAACAGATTACGATGGTAAAAATGTTGATAGTAAAATAATAAGTATAAATAGAAATGATTTAGATTTTAACATTTTAGTTTATCCAATACCATCAGCATCACCAAATGTAAAAGTAACAGTAAATAAACATGTTGGAATTGCAACATTAAAATTTATAAACATAACAGGACAAACTTTATTAAGTACAAATATTAACACGAATGAAAGTTTAGAATACGAATTAGGAAAAACCGATATTCCTTCAGGCACATATTTTATCAAAATAGAATCTGAAAATGTTGTTTTCATAAAAGAAATAATAATCAAAAATAATTAAAACTTTTTACTTGTTCTGTATATAATATACAAATAATTAATAAATTGATAAATGAAAAAAGTATTTCTAATTTTGACTGGATGTGCTATAGTATTTCAGTCATGCTCTCCTCGTAATTGTAAATCCGCAGACCAAGAAACAAAAACCGAAACAACAACAGTTGTTGAAACAAAGGAAACTGCAACGCATGTAGAATCTTATATAGAGTTAACGCCACCGATTCTTGTTGTTGCTGTCGCAAAAGAAACTGAAAACACGTATTCTTCAATAATCTTGAAAGATGCAAACGGTGAAGTACTTACTCTTATGGGAAATACTGCAGAAGGTAATGCATTAGCACAATCATATAATGCAGGTGAATACATAAAATAAATTTGCAATTAAAACTAATGAATTCTAATGTATATAATAAACAATAAATCTAAATAATAATCTTAAAAAACTAAAAGTTATGTCAACAGAAAACCAAGAAACAAGAAAACGTGAGCGCACAATTAAAATTGATGAAAACTGTCAATTTGTAAAGAATTTGAACGATGCTTCAGAAAATGGCGCAAAAATCAATTTGCTTGCAGAAGCAAGAAATTCAAAAATCAATTTGAAAAAACAAATCAATGATCTTGAAGATAATCTTGATACATTGTATGACAAAGTTGATGCAGCAAAAAGAAAATTGCCTTTAAACGCAAATGCAATTCTTGATGCAGAAGACGATATCACACTTGCTGAACGTCGATTAACAAAAGCACAAGCTTTATATAAAGAATTATTTGGCGAAGAAGTTACTGCTTAAGCAGTAACTTTATTTTTAACTTTTAATCATGAGAGAAACATTATTAAAAGTTGGCGAATCTTACTATCACAGGTTTTATAACACATTTGTAGAATGCACCGATATTAAAATTGAAACAAGAAACAATAATGCTACTTGCGCAATCATCAATTTTAAAACAGCCGAAGGTCAAAACCAATGCACATTAACTCCGATTCAATCGTGTAGCGAAGCAGCAAAAACAATGTATGGCAATACTGTTTATCATATTCCTATACACATAAAAGAAATCGTAATTAAAGATGAAAGCTTCTTTCACATCGAAAAACGCGACCCGGTTATAGGTGACAATGTTGTTGTATTACATACTGAAGCCCAAAAATGGTGGAACAATTGTTTTGGCATGCGACTTGCTGTTCCGAAATCAAAATCACCATTTAGATTAACAGGATGTGAAGCTGGCCATATTGGAAAAGTAATATCGCCAACAGGAAAGTATGCAAAAAACACAAGGACAGATAGTAGTATTCTTGTTCAATTTGAACAAAACTATAAGTATACTGGCGTAAACAAAGAATACTATACATCATCGTATTTTATTGCGCCAAGAACTGTTGCTGTATTATCAAAAGGAAATGCTACATGGAATGATTTTAAGGTTTCTAAAGAAGCTGACGATGTTATATCGAATTTTAAAGATGAACTATTCGATTTGGCGGATGTTGCAAGATCTGCAGTACAGCATCCCGATATTAAGTTCAGACCTGCTGCAACAATAAATCCTAACATTGGACATGTGATTAAAACGACAAGCAAAAGTGCATTTCACGCATCAGTAGGTGATGATATTGTAAAAGATTTAGCAAAAGCAGCAGATACAGTAAATCCATGTTCTGAGGTGCGTATTCGTAATACTGTTGATTGCAACTGTAAAGTTCCACCGCCAACAGGACAATTATATTATATGGATATCGTTTATAAGCAAGATGAATATGAAACAATAAAAGTTAACGCAAATAAAAAACTTTTAATGCTTTAAATTTGCTATTGCATAATTAATGTTGTATATTTGATTTTAAAAATAAAAAAATGAACAAAGAAAAAATATTATTCATGGTTAGAGGTGTACCTGGTTCAGGTAAATCATCTGTTGCCGAAGAAATTGCTAAAGGATATCCTGATGTAATTTGTTGCGCTGATGACTATCACATGATTGATGGAGAATACAAATGGGAACTTGCAAGACAAGGATACGCGCATAAATCATGTCAAGCCAAATGCGAAAATTTAATGAAATGCGGTGTACCTAGAGTTGTTGTTTCAAATACATCAACTACTGTTAAAGAAATGAAACCTTATTATGATATGGCAGCAACATACGGATATTCTGTATTTTCATTGGTTGTTGAAAACAGACATGGGGGTAAAGATATTCACAATGTTCCTGAAGCTTCATTAGAAGCAATGGAAAAAAGATTCGATATTAAATTAAGATAATCATGGACATATCAGAAAAAATACAAAAGCATCATCCCGAAGCAAACATATTAGTTTTAAATTTAACTGATGCTGTAGATAAGAATGCCGCAACGCGTAGATTGGCTACAAGAATATTGTCATTGGGCAATATGATTGCAATTGAAGAAAGAAAAGGGCCAGCGCAATACGCAATAATATCGGACATCAAATTGCTTGAATGCATAACAGATGAGTTTGGTACAATTGGCGGAATTCAGATAAAAGAAAATACTGAACTGAAAAATTGCGTTATAATTGGAAGAATCGATGATAATGCGAAAACGGAAGTAACTTTAAATTTAGTATTATAATGAGTCAGTTATTACATTTAGTTCAAGACATTGAAGGCGTAAAAATTGAAGTCGGCGATACTGTTTATTATGCAAGAAAACGCGATTACACAGCAAATGGCGAATTGATTAAAAAACGTGTGACTGCTGTTGATAAAACAACAGGCTATGTGGAAATGGGAAAATATACATCAACAAGTCCCGAATCGCAATTACTTGTATTATTAAGTGACAGAAAAACAAAATAAAATGGAAGGAACACCAACAGTTAAAAAACTCGCAATAATTTGTGATATAGACGGTACGCTTGCAACCGTAGGAAAAAGAAGTCCGTATTTTGCAGGAAAGGCAGATATTGTCGATTCAGCAAACATGCCAGTAGTTGAAACTGTGAAGTTATTCAAACAAGCAGGATATGAAATTATCTTTGTCACTGGTCGCGAAGAAAAGTTTATGGACGTAACATTACGGCAGATTGCAAAATACACTGGATGGATTAATGGTTCAGATTATATTTTACATATGCGTAAAAATTCTGATAGACGAAAAGATTGCGAATATAAAGAAGAAATTTACAATACGCATATTGCGCCATTCTATAATGTATTGTTTGCATTAGAAGATAGAGACCAAATGGTTAAAGCGTATCGAGATGTAATGAATGTTCCTTGCATGCAAGTTGCATGGGGAAACTTTTAAAAATTGAATACATAAAATAAAATATCATTATGGCTCTTAACTTATACAACAAAGCTGAATTCATCGCATCATTGTTAAATGAACATGAGAAAGGCTATTCAAATTTTTACTCAATTGTTGAAATTGGTAAATCTATGTACGGCAGAGAATTTGCTGATGCTGTTTGGAAACACTTAAACACAAATATCGAATTTACAAATACATCTGAAACTGTTACAATGATTGAGGCTGCAATGCATCCCCATATTTTAGTAAAGTTGAATGAGAAACAAAAATTAAATGAAAGCAACAACGGATAGTCGTTTAACATATGCTAAAGAATTACAACATATTGTAGTGGTTGGTGACAATCATGGCAAATGGGGTGAACTTGGATATAGAATCAGAGAACGATATAAAATTCGTGATTCTGTTATTTGCATTGCTGGGGATATTGGCATGGGTTTTGAAAAGACAGGATTTTATCTTGATGAATTTAAAAAATTAAATCGAATATTGGAAAACACAAATAATGTGTTATTCATGGTTCGAGGCAATCACGATGACCCATCGTATTTTCAAGGCGACAAGGCTCCATTGGTTGACATGTTTTCACGAATCAAATTAGTTCCTGACTATTTTTTACTTGAAACAGGTCCCGCAAATATTTTATTCGTTGGCGGTGCAACATCAATCGACAGAACGCAACGCGTTGAAGGATCATCATATTGGTCAAATGAACAATGTGTATACGATCCTATTGCAATTGCAAATCTGACAGATAAAGTAACAGTAGTTGTTACGCATACAGCACCGAAGTTTGCTGACCCAACAACAAAAACAGGAATCATGGGTTGGTTCAATGAAGATTGGCGACTTATAGACGAATGCGAAAAGGAACGTCATAACATGACAATGATTTATGATCATTTGAAAAAGAATGACCATGAAATAAAGTATTGGTGTTATGGTCATTTCCATTTTTCAAAAAGAGTTCAGCATGATACCACAACATTTATTGTTTGTGACGAACAAGAATTTTACGAATTAAGATTTGAATGAAAACTCCGGTATTCATATATAGAGAATTTAAAAGTAATCAAGAAATACATGACGCTGTAGATGATAACAAATATATCTTCGGCATTCTGTACCCTTTTGTTGAATACGTAATTAATAATGATGAACTAAGCATGGACGATGAAGTTCCATGTTTCAATTTTGTTTGCTTTGGTGGAATAGAAGTCGATGTTGCAATGTCAAAACGAGCTTCTATTGCAATAAGTAAAAAAATGCTTACATACTATGCTTCAATTGAAGAATACGAAAAATGTGCTAACATTGTAAAATTACAACGCAAACTATTAGAATATGTCAACTCCGCCAATCATTAAATGGGTGCACAAAATGCTGACGCACGCAGAAGAAAAAGAATGGTTTGAAACTTATTGGTGTATCGACATACATGGAACTGTTTCATATCCAGATTATAGAAAAATAGAACCGATAATTGATTACTATCCGTATGCAAAAGAAGTTTTGCAATTATTATCAGAAAGAAAAGATATTATACTAATTATGTATACTTCATCGTATCCTTCTGAAATTGCAGTATATACGAAGCAATTCAATAATGATGGTATAAAATTTAATTACGTAAATGAAAATCCAGAGATATCTGTTGCACATGGATCTTTTGGACATTACACACAGAAATTGTATTTTAATGTTTTGTTTGATGATAAGGCAGGATTTGACCCAGAAACTGACTGAGAACATTTATACCGATACTTATTAGATTCAACGTATCGTCCCAATCCATCGTGGTCAAAAAAATCAAAAGAAGTATATCATAATTTAATTTAAAAGAAATCATATGACACCAGAAGAAAATGCATCATTGGTATTAGGTACCGCAGCAATCGAAAAAAGAAGAAAAGCATTGGACGAAAATTTTGAAATCGGACAATTCTATGAAAATGCACAGCATACAAAATTTCAAATAACTGAACTTAACGAACGTTTTGTTATGCTTACAGAATTAACAGGTGAAGGAAAAAGAACTGCCAAAAATAAAAAATTCACACGTGCAATACTTGCAGGTTTAATTGAAGTTAAATCATTTGAACAAACAAGATTTGGAAGACGTGAAGCATACTTGGATTTACGTGAATTAGAAGTTGGAAAATTATTCAACAAATAATAAAACTATTCAAAAGTTCTGTATATAATATAAAAATAAATTAATAACTTAAAATTATATTATGAAAGCACTTGGTAAAATTTTATCTTTTCTCTTTGGCCTTATTTGGAAATTAATTGTTCTTGTATTTGCAATGTGTTTTGGAACACTGTATGCTATTGCCGTACATGTTATTGCTGCCTTACTTATAGCAATTCCTGTGAATTTGCTGTATGCTGCAATTACACCAGATTTTCATCAATACGCTTTACCGTTAATTGCATATTGGACTTGGTTCAAAATTATACTTGTAATTCGATTACTTATAGACGGGTTACAGAACAATGCAAATAAAAAAGATGTATCTGAATTAAAAGAACAGTTCAAATCGAAAAGAACAAAACCGTTAACAAAAGAATAACTCCACAAATCATCAAATGAAAACTCTGACAGCAATGTCAGAGTTTTTTTAGTTTAAAATAATTGTCATTACCATTGCTATTGCTTCATAAATGTTGTATATTTGATTTTAATTAATTGATAATATTATGGCTGCAAAATTTACAATTGAAACATTAGAAGAAAAAGGAATTTATCCTGACATATTATCGAAAACTAGAAAAGGGACATTCATTGCTCGTTGGGAATTTTATTATACGCATGGAAATACTGCTGAAAAATATGCGGCAGCAATCAAAAACCAATTTCCTGATGCTGTAATTGTAAATACAGAAAAAATATGGAAACCGTTTCGTGGTGATGCAACGGTAAAACAAAGCAGTCACTTCCTTGTTGAGTTTAAAATTTAAAAAATATTGAAATGGAAAAATCATTAATACATTGGCTCGATTCTCGAATCAAAGATTTGCAAAAAATAAAGTACGATGGCGGTTCGCCGGAATTCATGTCGGCAAAAGGAAAAGAAAAAGGATATAAAGAAGTTAAAGAATACGTTGCAACACATACAATAACTGTAGATGTTCTTGCCGAATTTGCAAAATTTATTCACGACCAGTGCACTGACCAATACGGACACCTTCAAATGTCCGAAGAAGCAGATGGTGAATTTATAACAGATTCATACCGTGGAGCTGCTGAAGATTTCCTAATTGAATACTCTAAAAAAATTGAAAAGTCGAAATAAATAAAACTTAAAACTATGAGAACTAAATCTAGAATGCCTGGTGAATTTACAAGGGAACTTGGTGGAACAAATTTCAACCTTTACATACATGATAATAACTTAACGATTAAAGGCTATTATGGTAAAGCATTGAAACCTAGTTTCTTTTATCGTTACAAAACAAAGGAGGAACTTGACCTTGCAATTACCCGTCACGCTGATAGGTTAAATAAAATATATGAATCGTCAGTTGAACGTAAAGTTAAAAAGAAAGAAGCAAATTCTGCAATAAAAGCTGCAGATCATTTTTCGATTGGCGAGATTCTAGTTAATACATGGGGTTATGAACAAACCAATATTGAATTTTATCAAGTAACAAAAATATCTGCAAAAAGAATAACTGTTGCCGAATTGAAAAAAACATATACTGAAACCGGTTTTATGTGTGGTCATGCAATTCCGAATAAAGATTCGTTTGTTGAAAATGGCGATACGTATAACTTGACTGTTAAAGAAAACGGCGCACAAGTTCGATTATCAAGTCCTAAATCATTCTACAGTTTTAGTAAATGGGATGGCAGACCAGAATATGAATCACATTACGCATAAACTTAAAATCTTAAATTATGAGAACATATAATATTTGTATCGGCATTGTTTTTCTAATTGCTGGCGTTGCAAATCTGTGTATACACAGGGATAATAGTCAAATCTTTTTGGGAATTGCTATAACAACAGCAGGTATCATCAATATAGTTTTTTGGGGATTTCTTAAAAAAGAAAAATAAATCAAAAGTTTTTCGTAAAACCATTGCTATCAGATGTATAATGTTGTATATTTGATTTTAATTAATTGATAAACAAATAAAAATCACTGACATGGCAAAAACTGATAAAATATTTACAATTGAAAACCACAGTACTGGTTCATTCTCGTCTAAAAACCGTTATTACTATTTAACAGGCACCCTTGCTGAATTAATAAAAGCTTGTTCATACACATTAGAGTGTGGAAAATCTTGGGAACACGAACGTGGTAATAAAAAAATCAATATGAATCCTAAAACTGTTGCTGCTCTTTGCGTACAATTAAATAACGCAAAAAATAATTCTGCAGCAAACGGTTATTCTGGCGATTATTATTCTGTATTACCTGAAGGTGAACCTCAAAAATCTTAATCATGAATAAATTGAAATCCTTTAAATCAAATGTGCCGCCTGCTCTGGTTGAACTAGAGAACGGCACTTTTATTGTCCCTGGGTGGATTGAGGTTCCTAACGGAACAACACTTGATGAAGTTTATTCTGTTTGTGAAATTTCAAAACCAGCAAATGGACCAGGCATGTATTGCTCAACCGAAGAACTTATTGCATACAAAAATGGCACGTATGAATCAACAAAAAATAAAAACACGGAATCAATATCAGAACAAGTAAAATCATCAGATGGTTCAAAAACATACGCCATTATTTTCAATAATGGCGTATGGGCTTGTGATTGCGTTGGGTTTTCATTTCGCAAACGTTGCAAACATGTTGATGAAATTAAATCAAAACAAAAAACTGCGGCATGATAAAAAAGTTACTTAATTTAATAGGATTTGTACAACATAAAACAATAACTTTAGTACAACCTAAAACAAAAATAAAATATCCTACCGACGTTGATATTTTTAACGTCGAAGTTTTCAATATCTGGTTCATCAATGAATACACTGGTTATGGCGGGTGGCCTGGGTGTGCAGCCGGTATCTTTCTTCGTCTTGACAAATTATCGCAATGTATGATTGAAGATTATTTCAAAGATAAAAATGTCGAAGTTGAATATGCAGATTTATTAATGTTCAATGAGGATATACGAATGGACTGGCTGAAGAAACTTGAAAATCGAAATGCAAATCGAAACAATAAAAGAAACTCTAGTATAAACTAAAACATATAACTTATGAAAGCAATTTTTAGTCTATTTATTAAACTCATTGAAAAGTTTTTAAACTTAACATCAGACGATTCTAGAATTCCAACAAATGAAAAACTTGATGGCGAAATTCGACAACTTGAATGGCATTTGCAATATACATTGCGACATGTGTTTCACTTAATTCGACACATCGTTTGGGAAAAGATTAAACTAGGCGCAATTTATAAATGGAAAAAAGTACTATCGCGAATAATCGCATTTGGTTTACTAATTGGACTTATTTATTTTGCATATGCAATGTATATTCGCCCTACGCATCAACAAGTAATCATCAGGGAAAAAGTTTCAAAAATTGAACAAGACATGAGACAAAATCCAATACCTGAAGAAAACTTAAATTTCATGTTATCATTATCTTTACTTGAATCACGACAAAATTATAACGAAGGCGAAAATAGGTCAACACAATATTGGGGAATGTATCAGATGGGTGCAATGGCAAGAGAAGAAATTGGATTGACCAGCATGCCTAAAGACGTATTCTTAAACAATCCTGTTTTACAAAACTGGGCAATGAATCAATTGATAAAAATAAACTATAAGTATCTTCAGGATATAATCATCAAATATCAAATACCTGAAACTGGCGGAATACGCGTGGGGATGCATCTTGTTACGGTAAGCGGTTTGATTGCTGCTGCGCATCTTGTAGGATTCAGTGCTGTTAAACAATTTATTGAAAGCAACGGCAAAATCATAGCAAAAGATGGAAACAACAAACCTCTTACAGATTACTTACAATTGAATAACATAAAATTAAATTTTGAATAATATGAAAACATCAAAAGCAATTCTATTAGCTGAACTAACTCGTTTATACGAAAAGCGCAATTCGATAATTTCAAACTTGAGATTCAATCAAGCAGAAATAGATGACATACAAAGTGCAATTCAGTTAATTGATAATAGAGATAATCCAAAGCCGACAATTGCAAAAGGTGGTGAATCTGTTAAATATGTTTCTTCACAGATTGCAAAATTAACAAAGAAACACAATGAAACCGACGTGCCGTTAAACAACTTATTGATTAATGATATCATTAACGATACTGTAAGTGACAATGTGACTCCTGTTAACTTGGAAAATAAACTTGCATCAAAATTTGCTGATGCTGCACTTAATAGAAAGTCAAATGATACTGTGCAGTTTACACCAAGAAGAATAACAAAGGCAGGAACAACATTTACAAAACAAAAAAAGTATTCTTTGATATTGCAATTCATAAAAGACGGTGGCGAAACTGGACGTAAATTTAAAGAAATTCAAACTTACATATATAAATTGAATCATCCAGATAAAGAATTTACAAAAGATGTTCGTGGATACTACTGCACAATTATATGTTGGTACATATTACCAATATGCGGTAAGAACAATAAATCATATACATACAATGGACCTATTATTGTTGAAGATATGTTTAAGTATCCTGCAAAACGAACATATAGACCATACTAAAAATAATCATGGAATTGCTAAAAGAAAACCTAGACTTGCTTAACGAATCTAAGTCTCAGCTCTACTACACTAACCCTTACGGACACTGAGTAGTTATTATATACAGTTATTTAAAATAGTTTCATTTTTATTAAAAGTTTTTTCATAAACTATTGCTATTGCTTTAATAATGTTGTATATTTGATTTTAATTAATTGATAAATAAAAACTTAAAAAATACAATCATGGCAAAAATTACAAAATTCAACAGAACAAACGGTTCATTGGAAAGAATTCAAAAAATATTTCTTGAACGTTTAAAATCACTTGAAGAAGAATTAGGTGTAACACTAACCAATTCAGGTTGTAACTTTGACGATAATACATGCGCCGTTAAAATCACAGCAACTATTGCAGGTGTGAACCCAAATAAAAATTTGTTTATACAATATCATAAATTATATGATCTTGCATTAACCGATTTTAATAGAGACTTTATATTTAAAAATAAAGTTTATACAATAACTGGAATTAAGCCAAGCAGAAAAAACGCAATTCTTGCAATTGAAAAAAGTTCTAAAAAAGAATTTTGTTTTCACCGTTCATTAATCGTATTTTAATTTAATCCATAATCCAAATTTAAAATTCACTACAATGGGAGTATTTAAAGAAGAAGCAAAATCGTTTGAAACTGTAGAATCAAAACAATATCGAATTTATAAAGATGCTGCAGATTATGGGTATGCGTATAATTCAAATAACATACCAGCAGAAATAAAATTGCTTATTGACAATGTAAAAGGTTTGAATGGAACTTCATTAATGAAATCTCGTGAAGCTGCAGCTGATAACAAATCTTGGGTGAATGTTGTTATTGAAATTGCATGGGAAATTGATGAAGGCATGGAATGTGGAACACATTACGCAATTGGATTTTGCAAAATCACAAGTAAAAATGAACTAATTGACAAAACCGCAGATTCATACATTTCTGTTTATTCAAAAAATTATCGTAGACCTTACAAAAATTAATATGGAAAAGTTAAAAACATATTTTTACGGAACACTTGTAAAAAACACGGAATTACTTGGGCTACAAGTTTCGACAGCAGAAGGTGAAGATGTTTACATAAACGATTTTGACCAAATGTGTTCAACTGACACTTTGCCAAGAACCGTATTGATTGGCAAAAAACAAGGAAGCAATTACGGTCGATTAATTGAAACAAATGAATTATACATAAAGTAAATTAAATAAAATGATAAAACGAGATATGGAAATTATAATGCGCAATGGCAAACAATATGTTAAAGCATATATGTTTGTAAAGTATACAGATAATCAGTCGAACATATACAGAAATACTGATAAGAATTCTGAAGACTGTGGTAACATGTTTTTTTCAACTCGCAGATTTCCGTATTCTTTAGGACAAGAACTGTTTGTCTGTTTAAACACAACAGTAAATATTCCAGAACAAGGAAAGACATACATTACAAAATGTAATAGTGAATCATTAAATCTTAAGCCATTTGTGTATCTTTGCAAATCGCCTGAAGGCATTGATTTGGAAAGTATATCAATAGGTGAAGATATCATAACAACAACCAAACACATTTTTAATGATGCAAATGAAGTTGTTGCTGCATCTAATGAATTTGCAGGTTTACCAATAATTCCGATAAGCATACAACTCGAATTCTGTAAATCGTTTAAAAGTTATAATTTTGAAACTGTTTACGTAGAGTATTCTGATGGCGTTGTTATTGATAAAGAAACGCAAGAAATTAAAATGATAACCGAATTTACATATATGCTAAATCAATTTTCAAAATAATGGAAAACAAAAAACATATCGAACCTTTATCTGCAAAGATAAGAAATAAGTTAGGACCTTTTTGGACACTTGTTTCGATTGCAAAAGAATTAAAAACATGGCCAAAAAGTAAACAAGAAAAAATAATTGATTTACTTGCTGACACAGCAGTAACATGCGAGAACGTACAAAATGATTTATTGGAATTAGTTGATAAAACAATTATGCCAGATGAATATATTCTTTGTGCTGCTAATTGGTATTTGGATTTTCCAATTGTGGATAAAGATTTTCCTGAAGGCTTTTGCCGTCCGAAGAATTGTGATAGCGGAATGGTGTTCTCTGGATTACGTCATCATAATTGCTTATACCAAATGGTTGCAATAACAGGAAAACCTCAACATGAAATGGGAAGAGAAATTCAAGGATTCTTAACAAACAAAAACAGATTCGTTGGCAGAGAAGAAGGTTTGATTATTGCATTAAATGCAAATCAGGTAAAAGACATTGATGACGTTCGTGGAAAAAGATTACATAGCGAAGACTTATACTAATCATATGGAAACAAAAGAAATAATCGAAGGCAAAGAATTGCTGAAAAATTCAAAACCGTTAAACATTAACTGTCTTGCGGAAGAAATGTCAAATCTTGTTTTATTGAAACTTGCATTTGCATTAACAGTAAATCAAAATAGTATTTCGCCTGAAGTACGATGTAAAGAAGTTGATGACTTATTAATTTCTGAAATTCGTGTTAATAGATTAATTAACATTTATAAACCTGGAGTAAATTAATTTAAAAATAATTGCATAAACTATTGCTATTGCTTCATTAATGTTGTATATTTAATTTTAATTAATTGATAAAACAAACAAATTATGGAAATCACTGCAGCAACAATCAAAAAATTTGGAATCCTTGAAGGTTCTACGGTATCAGTTTTTAAACCTTGGTCAATTTCTGATTTTGCAAGGATGTTAATTAAACTTGCAATGAAAGAAGAAGGATTAAAATTCAATGATGAAGGTCGATTCAAATACATTGAATCTTGGGTTGAAACTTTAATTGAATGCGCAAATGGTGAACCGCAAAATTACAATGTGAGCAATGTGTCTGACCAAATTGCAGACAACTTAATTTACTCAAGATATCATATTATTGATATGAGTAACCGAACATCGATAACTTCTGAAATAAAAAATATCATATATAACGAAATTGTTGCAATTCTTGACAAAACAGTTGCTGCATTCGTTCAACAAAATATTGCTGAATAATATGGAAGAACTACTTGAAAAATTAAATGCCAGATTACAATATCTGGAGTTAATGGAAGGCATGCAAAATTTAAAAGAAATAGACAGATTACAATTTGGTGCTGCTGCTCATGAAGTTAAACTTATGATTGTTGAAGTTCAATCGCAATTTCTAAAAGAACTTAATGTTAAATCTTAAATAATTTATCCTATGAAAAACTTGAACCCAAAAATTAAAGTATCAGAAAATTCACAACCAAATGATTCTGCATTTGCAAAAAATATCTCAGTGAATAACTTGTTTGCTGGTGCTGAAGCATTAGCTGCAAACCCAATTGTTGAATCTGTCGAGATTACAAAATTTTCGGACTTGGTTATAAAATTACAAAATGACCCAGGCAAGATTCATGTGATTAATTACAATGCATCAGTTACATATATCAATTGCACTCCTAAGCATGTTCATTTTGTTGCAAAGAACTTTCCTCAAATTGAATCTTTATCTAAATTAAATCTTTTTTAATATGGAGAAATTTATTCGCGAATTGTTTACATTCGTGTTTAGCAATTTCGATTGCAATACATCCGAAACAACAATTCCAAATGAGAATGAAGGCGGCTCTGTAAAATTCGGTTTTCACTTTACAACAACTCGTGTAATTGATGAAGACTTTGGACCATCTATGCATATCGGTGAATACCCACAGTACACAATTGGGTTTGACGAAGGCACCGATGAATATTTTATCATATTCGATAATAGCGGTCACGATATAACTTTACCGTTTAATAACGGAAATACTGCTGAAGCAATTGAAATTATTAAAAACTTTATATTAGTATAACATGTGTTTAATTACCGAACAAAAAGAGCCGATTATCACGAAGCGAAAAATGACCGTTTACAAAATGTTTGAAACGTGGACATTAAATGGTAAGACAATTTATTCCTCGCCGTATTACCCGATGAAATGGCTTCTTGATGAATTGTATGATGAACCAATCAGAAAAACAACAGACATGAGTTGTTCCGATGATATTGCATCAATTGCGTATGGATTAGACGAACATGGTTCTTCTTCATCAAGACGACAATCATTTGAATCTTTACGTTTGCAATCGTATGGTCAAGGATATCATTTCTGCGTAACCAAGAAACGAGCAAAACAGCATTCTAACTATTATACTATATTGTCATGTACAATTCCAAAAGGATCCGAAGTGGTTTTCGATAAAACTGGTTTAGGCATTACAAATAAAATCATTATCAATTCACCAAAAATTAAAACTAAATAACATGCCAGATTTTAAAACAATAATGTACCGTCATTGGTGTACAAAGTGTCAAGATTGGGAATTCTTCAAAATCGAAAAGATTGTTGTTATTGATTCAGTTCCAGATGAAAATGCAAAAACAAAAAGATGGGTTTGTACTGAATGCGGAACTGAACATGTTGATGTAATGCTTAAAGATATCCCAAAAGAAAAACTTGCTGAACAACGTCAACGTTATATCAAAAGCAAAGAAGAAAAAATGATAAAGGCATATAAAAGCTTTTTTCAATCATCACAACAAAGCCAAATGGAACAATTCATTCATATGTTTAGCGAACCAGAAATTGGAATCGAAATTGTTGAAGCTGATGCTGGACAAAAATATATTGATGAAGAAAACCAAAGAATCAGAACAGAGGAAAGAGAAAAAAGAATTGCAGAACGTAACCAACGTCTTGCGGATTACGCACCGTACCGCAAACTTGGACGTAACGATAAATGCCTTTGTGGTTCTGATAAGAAATACAAAAAATGCTGCCAACCAAAATTCCAGGATTTGGAATAAAACTATTATTTGTTAATGTATATAATAATAAATTGAAAATATGACAATCGGAAAACGTGAAGAAATACCACAAGAAATCATTGACCAAATGACACCTGCAAATGTTCACATGATTTACTGTTTATATAATTGGGATTCAATTTTATTGGGTGGCGAAAAACCATGTATAACACCAGACCAGTTAGATGACTTGTGGACAGGTTATTTTGGTGTATTTGCAACTGATGGAAATGGCATGATGATTCCTGCCGACGAACTATCACCAAATGGACATGCAAAAGATGAAACAGATTTCAATAATCGACTTGTGTCTTTTAATCTAATGCTAGGTAATCTTGCAACAAAAGTATTACCGTTTGAAAACTTTTTAGAAATTGTTGATACCGATAACATTGTTGAATTTGGAATTGACATTGCATTAAAGTCAATGGAAAAAACTTTCACATCACAAAGTGTTATTTCATTCAGAGAAAAATTAATTGAGAAACGTTTTAAAAATAAATAACGATAGTATTGCTAATGCATAATAAATGTTGTATATTTGTTTTTAATTATTAATCATTAAATAAAAAATTATGAAATTCAATAACGTACATAACGAGTGTATTATTTTGCCAGACGGCAGAGAAATTTGGATTGGTCGTTCAGTTGCTGTTACATCAGTTGTAATGATACATGTTCTTGACTACAAAAAAGATACGCTCACAACAAAATATTTGATTAATCAGCGTGGTGAAAAAACTCCAGATTTTCGTGGTCACTGGAATATTCCTTGTGGATATATTGACAAAAACGAAACTTCTGAGGAAGCAGCAATTCGCGAAACCTACGAGGAAACTGGTTTGGACGTTTCAAAATTTGAAAGAATTACTGAAGATGGACAGCCATTCTATGTGAATTCATTACCAACATCAAATCGTCAAAACATTGTTCATTATCACATGTTTTACTCTGTCATGGATCTTGACAAATTTATCAATTTCTGTGAAGGAATTACGTTCGAACATTCTGAACCAGGTGAAGTTGTCGATGCACGATTCATAACAATTGATGAAGTTGATAACTATCAATTTTGCTTTGGGCACAAAGAAAGATTAATTGCGATTCATAAAAAATATAGTGACGTACGATAATGGATATTCTAATTAATTTTACCGCACATATCAATTTTTGGTATGTTGCGGTTGCAATATATTTAGCAATAGGAGTTTACTTAACACGTAATCTTATTAAGAATATGGGCGGCACTGGCGGTCCATACGGTATTGGAATCATATACATATTTGCAATTATATTTATGCCAATCATTGCAATAGGAATGCGCATATCGAAATTATTTAAAAAGAAAAAAGAAAAAACTGATGAGAGCTGTTAGATTTACAATCGTATACATTTTAGTAATAGTAGGAGCAATGTATTTTGCACCGAAACTTTGGTCAAGCGTACAGCCCACATACGTTTTCTTTGGCGCAATTGGAATAAGTGCATTAATCGGAATTGCTGAACTTATTGATATTTTTGATGGCATCCGTAAAAACACGGAGTCGACAAGTGATGCCGAGGCAAAATAAAAACAGTCTAAGGTAGTGCGCTAGAAATCTCAAAGTCTTGCTTCTGTAATCTTAAGGTAAGGCTTCTATAATCTCAAAGTCTTGCTTCTGTAATCTCAAGGCAAAGCTTTTCGTTTGTCCCGTTCAGATCCTTTTGCCAACAGCAATCGGTTCTTTAAAAATTTGTCCGTTTCTTAAAAAGTATTATGTACAATCTTCAGAAAGCTGAATAGCAAAAAGAATGTATATAATATAAAAAAGTTCAACACTTTCTATAAGAAATATATAAAAATATAAAAGAACATGGCAAAAAAACAAGACCTAAAGAAAAAGAACATTCCGCTCGATAATCAAGCAGCATTCGATGCAATCGTTGATGCAATCGAAAATGAATGCGAAGTACAAAATAAAAATATCGCAAGTCTTATGGATATTTTCCATAAAAATTTGTTCGAAGTTGAATTCATAACAGATGAATTAACAGAAGAACAAAAAAGCCTATTAGGAAAACAAGTAATTGCAATTGAAAAACATTCCGTAGTTTTCAATCTTAACATAATCGACAATCTTGCAGGTTTCGACGTTTTCCCACTAAATTTGCTTCTTAACATAATCAACAAAAAAACAGTATTCGACATTGTAATAAAATTCAAGAATAGAACAGGCGATAGCATTTCTGTTATGGGATATCATAAAGTATCCATATCAAGAACAGATTTTTTTGAAAACGATTTTGCTTACGACATTCCAAATAATTTCGGAATAAAATATCAAGAAGACACAATCCTAGATGTACGCGCGTATATCGAATATAGCGATAGAACTTGGAATGGCATAATTATAAAAGAATAAATAATGAACACAACAGAAAGAATCAAAAAAGAATATCTTGTTGCAAAAAATTTTAACATGCCAATTGAGGACGTTAAAAATTTAGACGATAATGAACTTAACACAATGGAAAAATCGCTAAGAGAAATGATTGACGATGGTGTAAATTCGTTTACACTTAATGATGCCGTTTTTAATTACACGCCTGCTAGTGTTCCTATTAGCATTCCAAATCCTTCTTTAATTTCTTTATTCGATAAAGATTCAATTGAATTCATGCGATTTGAAAATAATGGCAACATATACGTAAAAGGGAAATTAACAGTCAACGATAAAGAAGTCGTTGATGCTTTTAGAGAATTCTTAAAAGCACAAGGATACATTAAATAATTTTTTTATGGGAGACAAAACAAAAGCAGTTGTTTCAGATGAACTAATCAACGTTACAACAAATTCATCAAGAAAACCCTACGTACCGTCTGCACCCTCCGCAGATGATTATAAAATAGTACTAGAAGAAGACGGTTATTACAAAATAACATTGGAAGGTGAAACAATCATTCATACAAAAGTTTCTGCAAAACTTATTGAAGATTTTACACTAATGGGTATCCTTCCAGAAAACGCAACAGAAGCAGAACAACAAAAAGCAATTCAAGCGTACCTCATCAGAGCCGCTAAAGAATTCGTGAGTAAACAACTTCATATAAAGAAACAAGATGGAAGAGGAAAAATCGACATCCCAGGAATTGAAGATGAATTCTAATCCTGAACAAATTCATGATGAACTTCATAAAGACATTTATGAAAATCAAAAATTGATAACAGAATCTCTAGTTGCAATTGTTAAACTTCTAGAAAATACAAAGTTCTCGTTTAATAACATCAATGAACAAAGACAATGTCAAAATCATTTTAACGCGTTAAAAAACCGCGCTAAAAAACTTAATTCAAAATTTCAAAAAAATAAATCATGAAAGAAATAAACACAGAAGAATTTAACAAACTCGTTTATAACATTTATAAAGCCGAAAATAACGAAATTAATTTTCTAGGAGAAAAACCTGTCGTCATTGACTTCTATGCAACTTGGTGTGGACCCTGTAAAGTATTAGCACCAAAACTAGAAGATCTTGAAGAAGATTATACAAACGTTGACTTCTATAAAATTGACATTGAAAAAAACGAGGAACTAACACGAATATTAAACATACGTAATGTACCTACTGCTCTATACATAAACAAAACAATAAACATGAGAACTGTTGGCGTTTTATCTAGAGACCAAATCATTGCAAGAATAACAGAACTACTTTAACATAAAAAAATAAATATCATGGAACAAACAAACACACCATTTAGCGAAAACGTAAACGAAGTAATCAAACCAGGTGGAGTTACTGACTTCTGTTTATTCATTACAAAAACAAACGGAACACTTGAACAAAAAGTTATTCCAGCGTTTATGAAAAACTCTTTTGTTGAAAGATTCGGTATGGATTGCCCTAACCAAATCGAATACGATTATTGGTACTCAGAACAAACGAGCAAATACAACAAAAACGGTAATTTCAAAACTGACTCTTTACTAGGTTAATCAATGATTAGTTTTCACGACCCGAATTACCAAAAAGCAATCGAGTTAATCAATTACATGCAGAACTCACCTATTGCTGAAAAAACAGAAAACGAAAAACTTCTATTGTACTACATTGTAAATCAACGTAAACATATTGCTGACCTCAATAATACAATCGAAGAACATGAGGAATTTTTTAAACTACTTAGAAAATTCTCATACGTAAATAATAATCCAATTCCTAAATCAAAAAAATAGTAATGGCATCTGTTTGTTGCTACCGCAACAAATAACTCCAGGTAGATACCAATGATATCTAAGGATCATTCTATAAACTTTAAATACAATGTTATAGTTGTATATCAACTTTTTTACATATCATTATAAATCATTTAAAAGAATCATTTATGGCAAATAAATTTTACAAACTTGTAGATAATAATTTTACTATCACAAAAGGAAATCAAATAATTGTTCCTTACGCTTCTGATTTAAACCTCGAGGAATTTTTAAATACTTTTAGCAATAGAGAACTTTATATTGTAAAAGATTCAATCGAAACCAACAACATTGTTGCAATCGTAATTTAAAACAAAATCATACCTTTTTAGAATGTCCATTTTTAGTGGACATTTTTTTTCCCCAAAAAATTTTTTAAAATCAACTAGTGCCGTCATCTCTAAATTCTGCAACAATCAGATTCCACTTGGAGAATTACTATAAGTTCCTTACTTAGGCGTTTACTTAGGAAGTCCATTTTCGAAGTGTGACTTTATGATCTCGGATTTCTTTCTGAACTAACGGCTTTGCTAAAGCCTTAGATTTGTATATACAAAACAAATAGATATAAAATCAATAGCTTTTTATAATTGCATTTTTAAATAATTGCATTTCTGCCGCAGCAGCCAATGACTCAATGCTGCTAACCACTGCAAGCCACTATCATTCATCAGTAGCATCTACTATCAGTAGCATAAAGCTACCACAAGCCACTCGTAGATGCCATTGCTATACCACTGCTATTATATTGGTAGTACTATAATGGCTTTTTGCGTACATGCACGTTCTATTGCCATTCAATTGGCCATATTAACTGTAAGGAACTTCCAGTATAGCCCAAAATGGGCCATTTTTC